CGGCGACGCCGAGGTGATCTGCGAGGAGTACACCGACTGGACCGGCCTTCGCCGCGCGGCCGACGTGGTGCAGAACACTCCGACCGACAACCGCCAGGCCTGGGCGCATATGTTCGACTGGCTGAATTTCCAGCAGTCCTTCCACCTCAAGGGGCGTCCGGGGTCCAACTACTTCTTCGACTGGATCAACCACACCTCGATCACCTACGACACCGAGACCGTCACCCTGTGGGACGGGCGCACCTGCTCGGGCTCCTTCATCAACACGACCGAGGACACCCCGCGCGGCGTGGGCTGGAACGGCTTTGTGTTCGACATGCGCGGATGCAAGATGATCCTCGACGGGGACTTCAGCGTGGCCCCGGCTGACTTCAGCAGCATCTACCGGCTGAAGGACACCATGATCCCCTTCTACCTGTGGAAGTGCCGCAACGGCCTGTTCGAGGGGCTCCATATCGACGGCCAGTGGCGCTACAACAAGACGACGGCAGGCACCTCGGGTGAGTGCTTCTCCTACGCCGTCAACGCCATCGGGGCCTATAACCTGGTGTTCCGTGACTGCGTGTTTTTCGACATGGCGCAGGACGCCGTGGTGCTCGCGCACCGCAACCTCAACAGCTCGGGCGGCATCACGCTGGGGAGCGTCGAGGGCTACCCCGAGCCCGACATGTCGACTGACGTTCTCTACGCGCCCGAGGGCCGGTCGCATAAGTGCTACTTCGAGAACATTCAGCAGGGTCCATGCCGCCGTCAGGGGATGAGCCCCATCGGCATCGGCGGCCGGGATATCGCCAAGCGATACGAGGGCCTGGTCGTTGTCGGCGGCCAGACGCTGGATATCGGCGTCAACATCGGCGAGCTGCCGAAGTTCAAGACCGGCGACATTGACGACGGATCGGTCAGCTACCAGTACCGGGGCTATCCGCCGCGCGCCTGCTTCGACTTCGAGCCCCAGCGCCAGGGGCCTTACCAGGTCGACGGGGTGAAGTTCATCGGGCACCGCTTCGACGGGGCCATCGGCTCCTTCATCGCGGCGCAGGGAGACTGGGGCCTGAACCGGGTCGAGCAGTCCGTCATCGCGGCCGATGTGGACGCCACGGCCAACAGCTTCACCAAGACCGGCCTGACCCTGCCCGCCGTCTTCGCCGGGCAAATCCCGAGCAAGGTCCGCTGCTGGAGCGACGGCACCCTGCCGGGCGGCCTGGCGACCAAGACCGACTACTACCTGTTCAAGACCAGCTCGACGGTCTTCAAGCTGGCCCGCACCTACGAGGACGCGCTGGCAGGCAACGCCATCGACCTGGCCAGCCAGGGCACCGGCACGCACTGGTTCGTGCTCTACAACAGCCACCCCAACGTCGGCACCATCGACGTCATCGACTGCTCCGGGGTCCACCCGTGGAACGGATCGCTCGCCCCGTGGCAAGTCTACGTCGAGCGCCTGCTGGTGCAGGGCGGTGTCTTCGAGCTGAAGTGCCCGCAGGCCTACCACGGGCCGTCGAGCGTCTATCGCCAGGGCACGATCTTCCGGGGCGTCGAGCTGCGCGGAGCCCGCCAGATCGTCGAGTTCAACGAGATCAGCGCGCCGAAGACGCTGACCTACACGCCCGCCTCCAGCACCATCGTCTCGGCCACCTCGCACGGCTTCGGCAAGTACGACTTCACCACCATCCGCGTGAAGGGAGGGACCACCCTGCCGCCCGAGCTGAAGCCGGGTAAAACCTACTACGCCGATAGGATTAGCGACACCGAGTTCCGCATCGCGGCATCCCTCATGGATGCGGCCAACGGAACCTGGATCGTGCCCAGCACCGCAGGCACCGGCACGCAGACGGCCTGGTACTTCCCCGGCTCGCAGTACGAGATGAGCGACTGCACGATCATCCACACCCCGCGCGATCTGTCGTTCGATGGGGCGCTGGACGTCGACACCGTCAACAACCGTATCCACATTCCCATGAGTGTGCGGGGTGAGGGCGTCTACACCGCCGAGCTGCTGAAGCTGCGGCAGGACGTCAACGGTGTCGGCACCGCGCCGACCGGCCTGACGCTCGGGACCACCTACTACCCCTTCTTCGACGAGAACGAGCCCGACTACGTTTACCTGGCGAGCAGCTCTGCCAACGCTACCGCCGGAACCGCCATCGACCTGACCGGCGCGGGCTCTGGCCGCCTGCTTCTGGCCCAGACCAACAGCTCGCCGCCGATCAACATTTACGACACCGACGTCACCTTCCAGCGCAACCAGGTCTTCTTCGACCGGCTGGCCCTGTCGACCTATGGCGGCGACGAGAAGGTGGTCTCGATCACCGGCTCGGCGCGGATCGGCGGCAACACCTACGACTGCAACATCACCTCGGCCGCCGAGGGCAAGCTCTACACCGTCCACACCAACAACCTGATCGCGCTCGCCCCTGACCGCTACCCCAACTACGAGACGATGTACCCGTCTCTGGCGGCGGCCACGCTCGACCCCCGCACCGGGCTCGATTGGCGGGCGACCGTCAGCTACAACCCGCCCTCTCTGGCGACGACCGTTCGCTCGACCGTCACAGTGACCATCACCAACACCCGCTCGGCCCGCGACACCATCACGCGCGTCTGCGGGCTTGAGAGCACGGGGCTGGAGATCACCAACGCCTGGATCAGCGCCGACAACACCCTGTCGATGACGCTCTACAATCCGACCGGCTCGACCATCGACGCCGGGTCCACGACCCTCACCATCCACGGCAACCGGAGCCAGGTCTGATGCGCTACCTGACCTACGACACGCAGGCCGAGGCTGAAGCCCGGTCCAACCTGGCGGGCCAGCACATGGCTGTGGCCGAACAGCGCAATACCGCGTTGACCCTTCCGTGGCCGGTCGAACAGGTGGAGATCGGCACGGCCGGAAACAGGAGCACGAAACCATGGCGGGTCGAGGTGATTACGCCCTCGCTGTTGCTGGAGGACGAAGTGGTATTCGACACGGACGTCGAACAACCCTAGAGGGTTTCGACATGGCCGACGATGCGTTCTTCTCGACCTTGCCGAGGGAGGCGGCGGCGGCTTTCGGGGCCGCCGCGACAGCCATCGGCATCCTGCTGGCCGCCAAGTTCAAGGCCAAGCCCGACAGCATCCAGGCCGAGGCGGCGCAGATCGTCGCCCACGCCACGGTCGAGCGCACGATCCATGAGGGCTTCGACCGGCTGGTGGCGGCAACCCGCACGCAGCTCGACGCCGCCCTGAAGGACTTGGCGCAGGCCCGCGTCGACCTGATGCACGCGACCGAAAGGATGGAGCTGGCCGAGATCGCGGCCGGTCAGGCGCAGGCCGAGACCGTGGCCCTGCGCGGCGAGCTGCGCCAGGTGCGGGAGGAGAACCTCTCGCTGCGGCGACACCTGTCGGCCGCCAACATCGACACCGGCCCGGCCGTGCGCGAGTATCTCCAGACGGACCAAGCGGAGCCCACGCTGTGAACAAGCCCCCCTTTTTCTGGCCCAACGATATCCGCGCATGGGCCACGCTCGGCATGTTCGTTCTGGTCGCGGGGATCGTCTACGCGGTCTACTCGAAGCCCGAGCTGGCCGACAACAACCTGTTCGCCACGCTGGCGACCTTGCTGGTCGGCACCGGGGGCTTCGGCCTGATGACGTCCTTCCTGTGGGGCGGCACGAAGTCCGCATCCGGGGCGGTCGAGGCCATGACCAGCATGGCGGCCACCGCCGCCCAGACCACGGCCAACACCGCGACCGCTGTCGACGCCGGGGTGACCGTGAGGGCCGAGCCCGACGTCGACATTACGGTCAGGAAGCCGGATTAGCGCGGCGCTCGCCCCGGTCGTAGTAGTCAGCCGCCGTCCAAAAGTCCCGGCGCTTCAGCTCCGCATAGGCCGCCTGCGGTGCGCGACCGGCCGCCTTGTCTTCGGCGTTCCAGAGGTCCGCGAGGCGGCACAGCTCGCCGTAGGCCCAGCGGCTGGTCTCCTTCTGGCCACGGCCACCGCGCCACGCCAGCAGAAGGGGCATCGCGCACTGGCCGCGTTTCTGGTTCCGCTGGTGGAAGGCCCGCTTGTGGCCGGGGGTGCAGAACACGGCGCGGGCGTTGCCGCTGAACGTGGTGTTGCACTCCTTGCAGACCAGCTTAAACAGGGGCTGGACCCGCCCACGGGCATCGGTCTTGGTGGCTTTGGTGGTCATGGCTTGCTTCGTCCTGTCGTGCCGTCCTGAGCTGTATTTAGAGCGACGTAGGATACGTTGCAAGAGGGACGGACCAAATGAGCGATCTTTTCATGGACCTGGCCACGCGCCTGCTGCGCGTCGAGGGCGGCTACAGCAACCACCCGAGCGACCGGGGCGGCGAGACGATGTGGGGCGTGACCATCGGGGTCGCCCGCGAGAACGGCTACACCGGCCCGATGCGGGAGATGACCAAGGAGCAGGCCTTCGCCATCTATCGCCGCGCCTACTGGGAGCGCCCCGGCTTCAACCTGATCGGCGACGTCAGCCCGAAGATCGCCGAGGAGCTGTTCGACACCGGCGTCAACATGGGCGTGGGCATCCCCGGCGTCTGGCTTCAGCGGGCGCTGAACGCCCTCAACAGCAACGGCCAGCACTACGCCGATATCATGGTCGACGGCCAGGTCGGCCCGGCCACGGCTGGCGCGCTCAAATCGCTGCGGGCCAAGCGCGGCGCGGACGCGGCCGACACCGTGATCCTGCGGGCGCTCAACGCCTTCCAGGCCGTCCGCTACATCGAGCTGTGCGAGAAGCGGCAGGCCAATGAGGCGTTCGGCTGGGGCTGGCTGTCCCAGCGCGTGGGGATGGAATGATGGACAAGATCATCCGCTACCTCGGCCCGTGGGGCTGGGCCATCGTCGCCATCGCCTTCGGGCTGATCCTCTGGCTGATCGTCTGGTTCATGGGTGCCCCAGTCCGTGAGGCCACGGCCAGACAGGAGGGCCGGATCGCGGCCGAGCAGGCCGACGCCGCGACCGACAAGGGGCGGCAGTCTATCGAGGAGGCGGGCAAGGCGGCCCGCGACAACACCGCAACGCAGGACTTGAGGCGAACCAATGAGCAAGACATACGCGCCGCTGAAGGCGCTGGTGATGGCGTCAACCCTGGCGCTGCTGGCGCTGGCCGTCGGAGCCTGTGCAAGTACGCCGCCTATCGTGACCGTCCAGAGTGCGTGCAGCTCGCTCGTCCCAAGTGAGCTTCGGGCCGACGTCCCCGGCGTCGAGCCCTACAGCAAGACCCCCACGGTCGGCGACCTGATCGTGTTCGGCGACGGCCAGACGGCGGCCCTCGACACGGCCAACCGAAACAAGCGCGCCCAGCTCGCCGTCATCGAGCTGTGTGAACGGCGAGACAAAGAAACCGCCGAGGCCTTGCGACCCAAGCGGTTCTTCGGCATCTTCTGATCCGTGAGCGTCTTCCTGACTGGCCCCGCTGGCTTGCGCTGGCGGGGCCTTTTTCGTCAGCCCTCGCCCCGCTCCTTCAGCGCAGCCTCGGCCGCCTCCTTCACCGACAGCTCATGCTTCCGCGCCTTGCCCAGCTCGGCCAGGGTTTTCTTCATCGGCCCGTCCTTGCCCTCGGCCTGCCCGAGCTTGTGGAACCAGCCGTGTTGCAGGGCCTGCTGGCCGAGCCGCTCCAGCGCCTGAAGGCTGTCGACGACTTCAAGCTGGCTCATGTAGTCGGCGTACCATTCCTCGAGGCTCTCGACCTTCGCCCACGGGTTGGGCTCGGCGGGCTTCGGCTTCGGTGCGGGCGGCGGGGGCGGTGACTTCGGCGGCTGTTCCTGCATCCCGCCGCGCTGCTCGCCCTTCTGCTGGACGGCATCGGGGGCCTTGTTAGTGTAGGCCGCCCCGCCGCTGGGCGCGGGCAGATCGGCCACCTCATAGGCCTTCGCCGCCTCCTTGGGGGTGACGTTCAGCATGTCGTTGAACGACAGCTCCTCGGGGGTGTAGACCCCCAGCAGGACGGACGGCGAGAACCGCCGAGCCCACGCCCGCACGCCGTAGTAGGCGAGCTGCTGGTCAGGGTCGGACGTCCACAGCGGGCTGTTGCGCGGCCTGATGTTGACGATCCGGGGCGAGGCGTAGACCTGATCCTCGATTGCCCCGCGCACCCGGCCGATCACCACGATCCGGCGCTGGAGGGCGTCGCCCTCATAGCGCAGGCGCAGGGGCTCTTGCAGCCGCCCGCTGCTCTCCACCAGGCTGTGGACGAGCTGGGCCTCATAGCCGATGGTCCCGCCCTGCTTGGCGATGTAGGCCTTCTGGGCCACGGCGAAGGGGTCCATGCCCCAGCGCGCCGCCTGGTAGACCACCGCGAGGCAGGCGTCAGGCTGGCCGATGAAGTGCTGCGGCACCATCGAGCGCGCCTTCGACATGAAGTGGGCGATCTCCTCCATCTCGGCGATGGGCAGGGGGATCAGGGCGAGCGCCGCGCTGCGCCGCGCCTCGGCCACCGTGTCAACGATGGTCATGGCCTGCACGGTTTCGTGCGGGGCCTCGGCTTCCGCCGTCATGGTCTCGTCGGTCATTCGTCGCTCCAGCGTTTGGCCCCGCGCTCGCCCATGCGGCGCAGGAAGTTAACGGCCGTCTCGTCGCTCATGACGATGGGGCCACGGGTCGACACCCAAGGCTGATCCAGCCCGAAGCGGTCGACGTATTCGAGGTAGGCTTTGCGGGCCTCGGCAATCTGCGTCTGGGCCTGTGACAGCACCAGGCTATGGGCGGTGACCGGGAGCTGGAACACGTCAGCCTCGGGGAGGCCGCGCGTCTGTATCCCGATCCACGACCACGTCGGCGTGCCCGCCTGCACCACGGCGGTCAGGAAGGCCGGGTCGTGGTCGCCGAACACCCGGCCGTTCTCCCAGTGGCCCCGAATGGCCGCGTGGCCTTCGAGGTAGTGGGCGGCCTGCATGTCGTAAGCGAACCGCGCCACCGCGCTCCAGAACGCCTCGACGATCTCGTCACCCTCGCGGGCGAAGAACGTCTTGACGTCCTGCGCGTGGCCCGGCCGCAGCCAGTCGAAGCGGCACTTGCACCGCACGCCGTTGTCGTCGGTCCAGAAGACCGAGACCTGGGCCACACCCTGCCCCAGCACCGCCTCGCGGATCGAGCGCCCGCCGTAGTCGGCACGGCCCATGTCCAGCATCCGGTCGATGAAGCGCAGGGTGTGCAGCCACCGCCGCGACAGCACCTGACGCCCGCCGACCAGCTCGGCCCTGGCCGCCGCCCAGTCGGCCGACGTCTTCAGGCCGTGGGAGGAGGCCAGCACCTCATGGTCATAGAGCTTCGCCGAGCGGGGCAGGGAGATCGAGACCCCCAGCTCCTTCAGCGCCGCCCGTATGTCGTCGATGGTGCTCAGGTACTCGGGCGGGCACTCCGGGTCTTCGACGTACCGCTGGTCGAACAGGTCTGGCGTCAGCACCATCAGGTCGACAGCATCCCCGAAGGCCTTGCCCACCGCCTTGGTCGCGGTCACCTCCTGCTCCTTGGCCGGGGCCGTGGAGGGGCCGAGGCCGAGGGCGTCCATGAGCGAGACGGCCTTCGCCGCTCGCCACTGGACAGGGCTGACCACCAGCGCCTTGTGGTCCGACGAGCCGAGCGCCTCGTCGGCGTGGTAGGCCTCCTCGTCGAGGCCGAAGTATATGCCGTCGGGGATCAATGCGCCGTCTCCCCGGTCGAGGCCGGGTGATCCTGCATCCACACGCCGAGCGCCTCGCGGGCAATGCCCTGAAGGGTCTCGATGAAGCAGGCCACACAGTGGGCATGGCTGAAGGTGTTGGCGATGACGTGGGCGAGGCAGGTTGCCGCCGCCTCGTTGTCGGGTCGCCCGGCCTGCTGCTCCATTCCGGCCAGCAGGATCACCACGTTGTGGGCGACGTTGATCGCGGCGTTGGCGTTGGCGTTGCCCTCGTCCTGGTTGGGGAGGGCGGCGAGGCTGTCAGCCCGCCACGCATCGAAGGCCGCCCGAACCGTGGCGATGAGTGGGTCGTCGGCCGGGATGGTCTGTAGGATCGCGGTGTCGCTCATCGAATGTTCACCTTCGAGACTTGCGAGAACACGACGCCAGCCAGCGGCTTGGGGGCCGCCTTGGTCGACTTCATGTAGGCGCGCACGGCCTTCTCCAGATCGGCCGGGGTGAAGAACGGGCCGAGCGCGCCGAGGGTGGCGCGCAGGGCGTCATCGTCGGCGATCTCGAAGGCCCATTGCAGCGAGCTGGACACCGTACCGGCGGCGGTCGCGGCGCGGTTCAGGTTCTGCGCGGGGCCGGTCGCCAGCTTGTCCATGTGGGCGGCGGCGGCCTCCTTCTGCTGGGCATCATCGACCAGCGCATCGGTGACGGCGCTGGAGCCCTCCTTGTCGTAGCTGTCGGCCTGGTCGATGCGGGCCAGGGAGGCGGCGCGGGCGGCTTCAGCCGCGTCCCGCAGGCGCTGCTGCTCGGCGGCGGCGGCGCGGTTGTTCCGGTCGTTGATCGCCCGCTCGGCGATGGACTTGGCCGAGGCGAGGGACCGCTGGGCCGGGGTGAAGAACTCCTGCACCGCCGCAATCTGCTCGTCGAGCGGCTTCTTCTCGGCCTTGCGGGTGGCGTCGACTTCGCCATCCTTGGCGCGGATATCCTTGACCAGCTTGATCGCGTCTTCGAGGGCGGCGCTGTCGTTGAGGCCGATGGTCCCGATGGCCTGGGCCTTGGTCGCCAGCTCGGCCGCGCTCTGGATCAGGGCGTGGTGGCTGACCGCCAGGCGGGTCTTCACGTCGATGGGCTCGGGCGGGGTGTTCGCGCCGATGGAGTGCCGGGCGGCATCGTCCAGCGTGGTGTCTTGGGTCATGGTGTCGTCCTTCTGCGGCGGTGCGCCGTGACCCCTATCTAGGGCGTCCCAATGGTTCCGTCAACATGACAAGACTTGTACTCCGCACAAGGCCGCGCTATCTCTGGGGCTCACCGATGGAGGACGACTTGCCCACACCAAATCGAGCGGCTAAACCATGCTTCGCCGTCCTGGCTAACGGGGGCGGCGCGCTCGCCCTCCGGGGTCCGGTTGTTCGTCCTTCCGCCGCGCGCCGCCCCTAAGCCGATGGGTCACCGCCTCACATTCTCCAGCAGCTTCCTGACCCACAGGGAGCGCGCCATCATCCTGCGCGACCAGGGCCTCGCCCGCCGTCTGGCGTGGTCTCACGGCCCCGAGCGCGCCCGCGTGATCCTCGACGGCGAAGACGAGCAGGCCGAGGCCGACGTGGCCGCCTGGAACGCCCTGCCTGCGAGGCTTCGCACATGAGCCGCCACCCCCGAGCCCTTGAGCAAGACCGCTTCCCCGTAGGTCACCGTGGCGAGCCGCCAGCCGTGCGCCGCGTGCGCCTGATCGCCTGCGGCTGCGGCCGGGGCGACTGGATCACCGACAACACCACCCGCGTCCTGCCGACCGACGTGGTCGCCGGGAAGTTCCGCGAGAAGGGCTGGCGTATCGGCCGAGCCCTCGGCAAGGATGAGTGCCCCCGCTGCGTGGCCAAGAGCCGCCAGAAACCCCAGAAGGACGAACCCATGACGAAGCCCGCCACCCCTCCGCTGACGGTCGTTCCGTCGCCCGAGCCGCCGCGCCAGCCCACGATCCCCGAGCGGCGGAAGATCATGGAGGAGCTGGAGATCGTCTATCTGGTCAGCCAGCAGCGTTACAGCGGCTCCACCACCGACAAGTCTCTGGCCGAGCGCCTGAATGTTCCTCGCGCGTGGGTGACCGAGCTGCGGGAAAGCCTGTTCGGCCCCGAGGCCAATGAGGCGCAGGCCCAGCGCAACCAGCAGCTCGACGAGGTCGAGGTGAAACTCAACGAGCTGGAGGCCAGCGCCTACAGCGAGCTGGAGCGGATCACCGGCATGATCGCGGCGCTCAAGAAACAGCTCGACGCGCTCCGCTGATGGCCTGGCCCCCCTCGAAGATCGCCCTCAACCCCGCCCTCGCCGCCAAGCTGCGGGCGGCGGGCCACGGCGACATGATCGCCAAGCCGAAGCGGCGCAACGCCCAGCCCGAGGCCGACCTTCAGAAGCTGGTCGCCCAGCTCCTCGACGAGCTGCTGACGCCACACGGCATTTGGTGGTCGTCGACCCTCAACGGCGTGCGGCTGAAGACGGCGCGGGAGCGCGGCCGGGCGCAAGAGCAGGGCCTGCGGCCGGGCCTGCCGGATATCGTGATTGTGCCGCTGAAGCCGCCACTGATCCCGAAGGTCTACTTCATTGAGCTGAAGTCAGCGAAGGGCGTCCTGACCGACGAGCAGGCCTCTTTGCATGAGGCCCTCAATGGCGACATGGCCGTCTGCCGTTCGGTCGAGGAGGCCTACACCGCCCTCCGTTGGTGGGGCCTGATCCGGCTGTGACCCGCCTCAACGACACCGCCTACGGCGAGATACCCCCCGGCATGATCCCGCCGGTCATCGCCACCGGCCAGCGCCACGGGGGCTACCGCTGCGTCCACAAGGAACCCGGCGGCTTGCCCTGCGGCGCGCACGCCTGTTTCATCTTCGCACCACCGGGGCACCTGCCCCACGACCAGGACCGGACGGCCTTCTGCCCCAAGCACCGGGCGGCTGGCGAGCAACTTTGGAAGGACCGATACCATGCGAAACGACGCCCCACACTCGACGTCGAAGGGCCACAGGGAATGGGTCGACAGGCGGCTCCGAAAGGGAAGGCCCGCGACGAAGGTCAAGGCTCCCTCTTTGACTGACCGGCTGGCCGCCGCCGTGGCGCGGCTGAAGGCTGGCGAGGAAATCCGCCAGACCAAGGCGGTTTACTGCTGGGATCGCGGCGGTGCGCCCATCACCAGGGGCACGGTCGATACACTGATCGCCTTCGGCTACCTGAAGGCTGACCCCGGCACCGTCCTGTTCGACGACAACATCGCCAAGCCCCAGCTCTGGGTCTGGACCGGCAAGGAGTGCGCAGCTTGAAAATCCCCCCCACCGCCGCCGGTATCCTTCAGGCGACCGCCGCCGAATACGAGCTGACTGTCGCCGAGCTGCTCAAGCCCGGCCGTGAGCGGTCCCGCGTTGCCGCCCGGCGCGAGGCCATGCGTCGACTGTATGCCTGCAAGACACCCTCTGGCGCAGCGGTGTATCCCATGCGGCTGATCGCCGGGTGGTTTGAGGCCTCGCGCATGTCCGTGGTGCTCGCCGTCCGTGAGGTCGGTCAATGAGCAAGGCAAACACATGGCTCCCGCTCTACGTCGGCGACTACCTCCGCAAGACCATGCGCCTGACGACCGAGCAGCACGGGGCCTATCTGCTGCTGCTTATGGCCTGCTGGGCCGAGGGCGGCTCGATCACGGCTGACGAGGAAGACCTCGCCGCGACCGTGCGCCTGCCGCTCGACCGCTGGCTGGTGATGGCCCCGCGCATCCTGCCGTTCTTCGAGGAGCGCGACGGTCGCCTGCACAACGCCCGCCTGAGCGAGGAGCTGGCGCGGGCCAACAACATCACCGAGGCCAGGCGCGAGGCGGGGCGCTCAAGCGCAGCAAGGCGGCAACAAAACTCCAGCAAACCGGCAGCAAACGAGAAACAAAACGCCATACCTTCACAGTCACAGTCACATAAGGAAGATGCTGATGTAGCGCACGCGCATGACAACTGGCCGGATGGAGACAGTTTCGACCACGCCAAGCTGCTGCTGTCGCTGGCCGGATCGAAGCTGTCGGGAATGTCCGAGGCCAGCAAGATCGCCAGCGGCGTGCATGAGATCGGGCGGTGGCGTCAGGCCGGTTGCGCCTGGGGGCTCGACGTGGTCCCGACCATCGTGAGCATGGCCACCAAGAAACGCGGCGGCAAAATCCAGAGCTGGGGCTACTTCACCGAAGCCGTGGCGCAATCGAAGGCCGACCGCGAGCGGCCACTGACCATCCCTGAAGGACGAACCGATGACCAACCTGCCAGCCCGAACCTCGACCGCCGCCACGCCAACCTTGGCCGGGCTCTCGCCGGGGCTGACCGCGCGCTTGCTCGCCGCAGGCAGGAGTGACGGGGCCATCGACGACGTCGCCAGCGACCCGCAGCTCTACGCCGAGGTGAGGGCGGCGCTGCCGTCGATCCTGGCGGCGCGTGACGCGGCGGTCACCCCGGCCACGCCCGAGCAGATCATGGCCACGGTCGGCCGGTTCATTCCGCGATACCCGCAGCAGGATCGCGGCGAGGGCGAGTGGGAGGTGTTCTGGGAGGGGTTTCTGGAGGTGCTGGAGGGCCAGCCCGCCCTGTCCATCGAGAAGGCCCTGAAGGCCTGGGCCAGGACACCCGAGCGGTTCCTGCCGAACCCCGGCCAGTTGCTGGAGCTGTGCCAGAAGGTCGAGGGCCGCGAGGTGATCGCCGCCTACCGCGCCCAGAAGATCGTCGAGCGCCCGCCACCGCTGTCGGAGGAGCAGAAGGCGGCCCGCCGCGCCGACGTGAAGGAGCTGCTCGCTGGCATGGACTGGAAGAAATCTTCCGACCGGCCCTTGTAACGTACTGCACATCGCAATATATGGTCATCACGGCCGGGGCGACCCGGCCCGATCAACCCCTTGGAAGGACGCCACCATGATCCCGATGACCAACAAAGCCCGCGCCGCCGCCAAGTCTCTCGCCGTTGAATATCTGGGCGCTCACGAAGCCCTCACGAATGGCGACGACGAGGGCATCGTGGTTTGGGGCGGGATGCTCCTCAGGACGCAGCAGGAGATCGGCGTCGAGGTCTACACCGACAAATGGCTGCGCCCCATTGTGGAGCGCGCCCGCCGACGCCTCGCCGAGAAGCGCGACGGGGTCATTGAGACCTTCCGCGCCAAGGTCGAGGCCGCCGCCTAAAAGCCCCCGGTCGATCCCCTGCTGCGGCGGGGGATCAGCCGGGCGCTTTGCCCGACCTGGAAGGACACCACCATGAACGCCATGACCCCCGCCCCCTTCGCCGAGCCCATCAGCCACGGCTACGGCTACCGCGCCCCATCTGGAGCCGTCCGGTTCCGCGCCCGTGAGGGTCAGGCCATCAGCATCGAGCAGCTCGCCCAGCTCGCCCCCAGCGTCTTCGCCGACGGCGCGCACGAAAGCCGCTCGGCCAAGTATGCCTTCATCGACAGCCGCCCGGTCATCGGCGGCCTGATCCGCCAGGGCTTCCAGATCGTCGAGGTGACGCAAGGCGGCTCGCGGATCGAGGGCAAGCGCGACTTCACCAAGCACGCCCTGCGCCTGCGCCACCCCGACGCGCTGAAGGTCAAGGGCGTCGAGCGTCTCGGCATCGCCCCCGAGGTGCTGATGTGGAACAGCCACGACGGGACCAGCGCCTACAAGTTCATGGCCGGGAGCTTCAAGTTCGCCTGCCTCAACGGCTGCGTCTTCGCCGACGACCTGTTCAGCGAGGTGCGTCTGCCGCACAAGGGCAACATCGGCGACGATGTGATCGAGGGGGCCTTCCGCGTGGTCCGTGAGACCGAGCGGATGGTCGACGTCAGCTCCAACATGACCGGCATCGAGCTGTCGACCCGCGAGCAGCTCGCCTTCGCCACCGCCGCCCGCGATCTCCGCTGGAAGCCCGAGGAGGCCCCGATCCAGCCGTCTGACCTTCTGCGGGTGAAGCGCCACGAAGACAACGGGGCCGACCTGTGGCGCGTGTTCCAGCGGACGCAGGAACACCTGATCCGGGGCGGTGACCGCTACGTCCGCGAGACCCGCGACCAGGAGACCGGCCGCCTTATCAAGCGCGAGCGCCGCACGACCGGCGAGGTGCGGAACATCGACCAGAACGCCGGGCTCAACCGCGCCCTGTTCACCCTGGCCAACGAGATGGCGAAACTGAAGGCCGCCTAGCCCCCGGCCGGTGGCCTGCTACGGCGGGCCACCCACCGGGCGCTAGACCCGAGAACGAGAGGAGGAACGCATGACCCCCATATCCGCCATCAACCTCGACGAGGCCCGCGCTGCCCGCGCCCGCCTCCGGTCAGCCGGGATCGGCACCGACCCCGACGTCATCCGCGCGATCTCCCGCCTGCGGTCTGAGGCCGCCGAGCTGGAGCGCGACGCCCTGCGCGTGGGCGGCATCACCCGCGCCGCCCTGCGCGCTCACGTCCAGCGCCTGCGGGCCGTCATCAAGGAAATCTGCCCGTGAGCCGAGCTATCACCATCCGCATCCGCCCCGGCTCGGCCCTTGAGCGCGAGCTGGCCGCCGCCAAGGCGCGAGGCCACGGGATCACCGACTACCTGCATGAGGTGTCGGCGGTCGCGGCGGCCACGGCCGACAGCGAGATCGACGACGAGAACCACCTGGAGGACACCATTCAGGACGCCATCGACGACAGCATCGACCATGACTGGCGGCCCATCGACGGAGCCCGCGCCGTGGTCGCCCGCCTCAAGGGCACCGGCTGCATCCGGTATCGGGTGGCCCGATGACCGGCGAGCGCGACCCCTTCCTCGACGGCCACGCCGCCGGGTCCGACGCCATGCGGAAGCGTCGCCCAAGCCGCCACAACCCCCACCCCGAAGGCTCGCCCGAGAACCTGGAGTGGGAGCACGGCTGGCGGGAAGGCTACGCCGACGAGTGTGATAGGATGCGGGCATGAGCAAGCCCGCCGTCCCCTACGTCGACCGCCCCCTGACCGAGCGCCAGAAGCGTTTTGTCGAGGAGTACCTGGTCTCGACCAACGGAGCCCGCGCTGCCCGCGCCGCTGGTTACGCCGAGAACCGCGCCAACCGCCAGGCCAGCCGGTTCTTCTGTGAGCCCGAGTACGAGAACGTCCGCGCCGCCATCAATGAGGGGCGCAAGGCCCAGTCGGAGCGGCTGAAGATGACCGCCGACGAAGTGCTGATCGAGGCCGCCAAGATCGCCCGCTTCAGCCTCGGCGACATGCTGCACGTCACCGAGCAGGGCGACCCCTACATCGACCTGTCGAAAGCCACCCCCGACCAGCTCGCCGCGCTGTCGAGCGCCGAGATCGAGGACTTCACCGCTGGCCGGGGCGACGACGCCCGCGAGGTGCGGCGGGTCAAGGTCAGGTCGCACGACAAGCTCGGAGCCCTGACCCTGCTGGCGAAGCATCTTCGCCTGCTCAACGAGGTGGTCGAGCACAAGGTCGACGAGGAATTTGCGCGTCTGCTGACGGACGCCGTGCGGAAGGACGAGAAGAAATGATCGGATGGCTGACTGTGTGGCTGGGCATCTTTGCCTGGCTGCTGTTCGTGGTGCAGGCCGACCCCAACGAGCGGGGCAAGCTGGAGCGCCACCCGTGGCGCACCCTGGCGATCCTCGCCGCGTGGCCGGTGGTCTACCCCGTGGCGTTCGTGATCCTGGCCGTGGGCGCGATCCTGGCCGCCCGCGAGGGGAAGACCCTGCGGGAGTGGCTGAAGCGATGACCTACCCCCACACCCCCGGCCACAAGGGCCGCCACACCGGCATCGCCGCCGCCGAGGCCATCGAGCCCAAGGTCGGCACCCTGAAGGCGCAGGTGCTGGCCTACGTCCGAGACCACGGCCCGGTGACGCCCGAGGAGATCGCCAGAGCCACCGGCATCTTCGACCAGACCTGTCGCGCCAGGTGCAGCGAGCTGGCCGCCGTGGGCCTGCTGGAGGACAGCGGAGAGACCGGCGTGGCCCGTGGTGGCCGCCGGGCCATAAAATGGCGTGTGCCGCTTCCTGCGAAGGACGTGGGATACGACGACAGCGGACAATATCGGCTGTTGTAAATCAACGCCGCCTGCGCCATGTAGTCGTTGATCGGAAGGACGAACCGAATGACCCGCATCCAAGCCGAGACCCTGCGCGAGCTGGCCATCCGCTCCCTCAACGCTGCCCTCGACGGCAGCGAAGACTGGTCGCGGCCCCTCGACATTGGCGGCGGCGGCAACAGCCACCACACCACGACCCTGGCGAAGATGCTGCCGTTCGGCTGGGTCGAGCGTCGCAACACCGGCTTCGGCCAGACGCGCCCGGCGTGGCGCTACCGGATCACAGCCAAGGGGCGCGAGGCCCTGGCCAACCACAGAGCCAGCGTCGAGCTGGCCCGGCAGGCGGTGATCGCGGCCGGTGAGCGGGCGAAGGCGAGGGGCTGATGACCAAGCCGACCCCAGCTCAGACCGAGGCCCGAGAGCGCAACTGGCGCATCCGAAACCTTCGCGGCCTGTGGGCTCAGGCCCACCAGCTCGACAGCGATCTCGCCGCGCAGGTTCGCGTGCTGGTCGATGAGCAGTTGGCCCGCGAGGGGGCCGAGACGCAGGCGCAGCGCGCGGCGTGGGCGGCGGCGGGGATCACCTGATGACCGCCCCCACCCCCGACCTTGTTCGCGCCGTCTGGGAGCGCCACGGCGACACCCTGCGCCAGCGGTTCATGGCGAACCACGGCCCGATCATCTGGCTGCGCGTGCTGCACGGTGATCCGCCGGTCAAGGTTCCGATCCCCTTCACCCTGAAGCGCCAGGACTTCGGGAACGAGTACACCATCGACGGCGACGGCCTGGTCGTCGCGCAAGGGAGCTGGCCGCTGTGAAGCCCGTCACCGGCCGCATCACTGGCCGCGACGGCTCAACCTGGTACGTCTGCCCGCAGGGTGGGCGCGCAACACAACTGAAGGGGCCGGGCGGTGGCGTCATGGATCGACAGGCAGGCGCGGAAGGCGATGCGGGCGAAGACCCCCGCCGAGCTGCGCGACGAGCTGGCGGCCCACCTGGACGCCAACCGCCTCGCCCTGGCCCCCGTGAAGGGCAAGCCCTGCCTGCCCCCGCCGGTCCAGCGCCTAAGCGTCGAGGCCGAGCTGGAGCGGATGAGGGGCGGCCAGACGGACAGATGGTTCTTGACCTGTAGGCGCGAGCTACTCGCCGAGGGTTTGATTGAAACGGTATTGCAGGAGGACGGACGATGGCAGGGAACGAGGATCACGGCGAAGGGGCTGGCACGGCTGAAGGACGGGTGACCGCCCTTCCGCGCGTGCAATGGCGCAACCTGACGACCGGCGAGATCGTCGAGGGCTTCAGCCCCGACGCCCCCCACACGAGCGAGCTGGAGATCGACCTGTTCAACGCGCTGGTTGAGGTGGGCAACTTCCCCGACGACGTGAAGGTCGCCGACATTGACCACCAGGCCGTGGCCCAGCGCCTAGTCGAGCTGGGGTGGACGCGGCCATGAGCGACGAAACGTCAAACCCCACACAGACAGAAGACTGGGTGATGGTGCCCGCCGATCCGAACGAGGCAATGCTTCGGGCGGCTCGCGACGTGCCCCTCAACCGACACCCCGGCTTCAGCGACTTCGGCTCGATCTATCGCGCCATGCTCTCCGCCGCCCCGACCATATCCCCGAGAGGGTCGGAGGATCGGGAGACGGCTTTGCGTGAGGCTCTGGACGCCTACGATACCGCCAGCGCCATCGCCCGCATGACCGAGACGCGGGACGCCGTGCGAAAGCAGGCTGAAGCGCGGACCCGTCTTTTCGCCCTAGCCGCCCTGTCTTCCGCCCCTGTATCGGGAGGGGGAGAAGGAAAACAAGGTCTTATGGCCTCCCGGGATTTGGGGCCAACGACTGTCGCATCCTCGCTCAAGGGCTCGGACGTTGGGGAGGTGAAGCCGTGAAGGTGCGCCTCACCCCCAAGCAACGCCAGTTCGTTCTGGCTGGCTGCATCCACGGCGATTTCACCATGCGGACGGTCTACGCCCTGATGGCGAAGGGCCTGTTTCAGCACGTCATCACCAGTCCTGACGGCAACTGTGGGCCGATGCGCCTGACACCGGCTGGCGAGGCCATGCAAGCGCAACTGAAGGGCGCTGTCCAATGATCAGCGCCCACCCCACCAACGACCCGACAAACCCGCTCCACCGGCTCGCTGACGACGCTAGCCGCATGTCGGGCGGCGCGTATCCCAAGAAGCTATCCGACCTGTCTGGGATTGCCGAGGACATAAACCACACCCTCTCAGTGGCCTATGGGCTCGTGGATGCCCTGACGCTTGCCTTGCCCTACGTCGAGATGGCCGCCGACGATCCGGCCTACAAGAACGGCGTGGTGGCGAAGGTCACGGTGGCGATGCGCGAGGCGATTGCTCAGGCGGTGGGCCGATGAGCCGCGTTCCAACATACGCCGACGAGGTGATCCGCAAGCTGGAGGTGGTGACCGACGCCGCCGGTCAATGGTCGAAGATGCGCGAGGGGCGGGACGTTTACGTTTCGCTAGACCTCCTGCACGAGGCCATCAAGGCGCTGCACCAGACGGGGAGCGCCCTCGAAAAGCTGACCCAGCAAGTCTGCTGGATGAACGGTCAAATGGGTCGGGCCGCCACTGAGGCGACATCCGCCCTTGCGAACTCACAGACGCCAGAGGCCGGCGCGGGCTACGGCACCGCTTCCGCACCCAGGCCGAACGTGACTGATCCCGGGATGAACAACCCTTCTAACGTGGAGAAACAGGCATGAGCGATCTTATCGAAAGGCTGAAGGGCCTGCTTATCCCAGAGAGCCCCATGCACCCCATCGGATGCTCGGCGTGGGAACAGGAGGCGGACTATGTTGTCGGCGCCATAATTGATCACATCGAGCATTTGGAAAAGATCATCGACTGTCGCGACAAGTCGCTGACTGAGGAGATCGCCTTGACGGCAAAATTCGCCGCGCTCAACCTCCAAAAGACCCAAGAACTCTCCCGCCTCCAATCCCTTTCAGATCAGAACAGACTTACAGGGGGGTGGAGAGCGGTTCCGATCATCCCGACTGCCGAGATGATCGAGGCCATGCGGCTGTGCACGATCAGGAACAGCAGGCCCGTCGATCCCGCGCGACCGTTCGAGAGCCCGTTCACCTGCGCCGTTCTCGCCTCCCCGCCCCTTCCCCTTCCTGGTGGGGAGGATTGTTCATCCCGGGATCAGTCCCCAGTCGCCGATGCGGCATGTGCGCCTGACGGCGCAGCATTGATCCCGGGTGAGGAGGGCCAGTCGTGAGCGAGGTCAACAAGTTACTTAAAGAAGCGCGCGAGAAGGCGGCACAGTTCGCGGTCGCGGCGTCGTTTCCGATCACGGGCATCTCGATCCACAACGAGGGCTTTGACGAGCCCGCCGGACCCCGCCACCTGATCGTTTCCATTCACCTGCTGGACGGCTCTGTCGTGCCCGTGATCCGCGAGTACTTCGGAGACGGCGGCATCAACCACAACGTCACGGTGGCGGGCATATGCGCGTCTGTGGCGAAGGCGAGGAAGCTTCCTCCTCCGGCCACTGGGGAGGTGGGGACGTGAGGTGCCCCATCTGCGTCAACTTGAACTGCACATGCGCGGACGGCGACTGGGATCGCGAGATGCGCCGGAACAGCAACGCCATCGCTGAAATCCGCAGGCGCGAAGCTGAAGCCGCCGCCACCCCTCCCCAACCCTCTGCGGCTGAGAGCGAAACACAGCCCGATGACGGCGAGGACGACGGCGACCCGCGAACGCCCGCTTACGGTGTCGCGCCGTGATCGCCAACCACATCGGCGACAAGCTCGCCAGGATCATCACCGGCCAGGATCGGCCAAACACGGAAGGACAGGCTATGGAATTGAAGGATGGGGTGATCGAGGTGGGGGATACGGTAGAGGTGGTGGGTAAGCCCGGCCAGCCGTACCTGGGCCAGCGGTTCAAGGTCGAGGGCCTCTCGCATAGCGCCCGCTGGCCCTTCGTGCTGGAAGGCGGTGTTGGTGGCATCTGGGACAAGGATAGCCTCAAGCTGATCGCCAAGGCCAAGCCCATCACCGCCAACCCCGGCCGCGCCGAGCCGATCTACGGTTCGGTGTCGGATGAGGACAAACAGCCCGAAAACCTCACAAGTGATACACATTCGAGGGGTGGGCCGGTCAGCGACATTGGCCTGCTGTGGGCTGCCATCGACGAGCTGCGGCAATCCAACCGCGACCGGCTGTCGGAGATCGGGCGGCTGGTGGGGATCGCCGAGGCCCTCTTGACCCCGCCCGCCAGATAGGGCCACATAGCGACACCCCCCCGAGAGCGGCGACGCCCCTCGCCGTGATCCTTAGACCCCGCCCAGCTTGCGCTCGGCGGGGTCTTTGGTGTCCAAGGGGTGCATGACCCCTGCCGAAGCCAAGCGCGCCCTCGCCCAGAAGCTGGCCACCTTCAGGCTGGACCCAAGCGGGTACGTGGCCTGGGCCTACCCGTGGGGCGTCGAGGGCGGCCCACTGGAGCGAGACGACGGCCCAGACGACTGGCAGGAGGGCTTGCTGGAGGACGTCGGCGAGGCCCTGAAGCAAGGCCCCGGCGTCTACCGCTTCGGCGTGGTCAGCGGCCACGGCATCGGCAAGTCGACGATGGTGGCCTGGCTGTGCGACTGGGCCGTGAAGACCTGGCCCAACGTGCGCGGCCGGGTTACGGCCAACACCGACAGCCAGCTCCGCACCACCCTGTGGGCCGAGGTCAACAAGTGGTTCCAGATGGCCCCGGACTTCGTGAAGGGCCTGTGGAAGTGGACGGCCACCAGCATCCACCTCAACGAGCCGGGGCATGAGAAAAACTGGCGGGTCGACGCCATCCCGTGGAGCGAGAAGAACCCCGCCGCCTTCGCTGGCCTGCACAACTACGGCTCGCTCGTCATCATCATCATGGACGAGGCGTCCAACATTCCCCGCGTGATCTGGGAGACCGTGGCCGGGGCGACGACCGATAAGGACACCTACATTCTGTGGTTCGCCTTCGGGAACCCCATTACCAACACCGGGGAGTTCAAGGAGGTCTTCGAGGGGCGGCACCGGAAGCGGTGGCTGACCCGGCGGATCGACAGCCGCAACGTCAGGCGCACGAACAAGGAGGAGCTGGCCGAGTGGGCCTCGGTCTACGGCGAGGACAGCGACTACTTCCGCGTCCGTGTGCGGGGCCTGTTCCCTCGGGCCAGTGCGATGCAGTTCATCCCCGAAGACCTGGTGGACGCGGCCCAGACGAGGGAGGTGGGATACGTCAGCCATGAGGCGATGGTCTGGGGCCTGGACGTCGCCCGCCACGGTGACGACCAGAGTGTGCTGGCGAAGCGCCGTGGGCGGGACGCTCGCACCTTCCCGTGGAAGGCCTGGGATATCGCCGACCTGATGCAGCTCGCCGCCGCCGTGGCCGCCGAGTGGTCCCAGACGCCCCCCGCAGAGCGACCCGTGGCCATCTTCATCGACGTGACCGGGATCGGCTGGGGCGTCTACGACCGCCTGGTGGAGCTGAATATCCCCGGTGTCGTGCCGGTCCAGTTCGGCGAGAAGGGCGGCATGAGCCTGATGAACGGCATACAGGCCGATACAGCCTTTGTGGTCGACCGCATGTGGACCGACATGCGCGAGTGGTTGAGAGGCCCCGCCTGCCTGCCGCAGGGCGACAAGGGGCCAGGCACCGACGTCATCGGCCAGCGTGTCCGCGCCGACCTGATCGGCCGCCTGTATGACCACGACCCCCACGGCCGGATCAGGCTGGAGCGCAAGCAGGACATGAAGAAGCGGGACGGCGCGACGAGCCCCGACTACGCCGACGCCCTGGCCCTGACGTTCTTCATGCACGTCGAGCCCCCGATGGCTTCCCTGCTGCCCGGTTCACAAGACCGGGGAAGCGGTGTAACGCATGTGCAAGTCGTCGCCGATTACGACGTTCACCGCGACCTGTGAGGGCGGCCTATGTGTACGAACAACAAGCTGTTCAACCCCATGTCGGGCACCGACCTGGACCCCCGGAAGCACCAGTACAGCCTGTCGGGGATGCTGGGCCGCGCCTGGGATCGGCAGGGCAACAAGTACAAGGGCAAGCTCGACGCTGCCGTGAAGAAGGGCACCGTGGTCCCCGATGGGATGGAGCTGCGCGCCAAGGGCTACGGGCCGGGGGGCGTCTGATGACCGATGACGAGAAGCGCCTGACCGCCAACGTCACCACCGCCTGGGCGCAGGACGCCTCTGGCCGGTGGGTGCAGATCGAGAGGGGGACTGTCATGTGCTCGCCGATGGATACCAGCGCGAGCGTCCGCGCCATGACGAGCGAGGCGACCGCCCGGCAGGCCGCGCGCGACGAGCGCATGGCCCGGCTCAACCGTCGGGCACCCGCGATACAGGCGATCCTCGACCACCCGACCATCGACCCGACTGTCGCGGACCCTGATGCGCGACTAGCCGCCAGCCGTGCCTTCTGGACGGCCATGATCGGCGAGACGGCGTCGACCACGTTCTATCCCGCCGAGCACTATAAGGGCCTGACCGAAGTCTCGGCCCTCGGCACCCCCAAGCCCCCATCGCGCGACAAGGTCGTGGCCGACCGGGGCTTCGGCGGCACCCGCAAGCTCTACGCCAGCGAGGCCGTCTGATGCGCGCCCCCTCCACCCGCTTTCTGCTGCTGTCGACCACGGCCCTGCTGACGTGCGCGCCGCTGGCGCAGGCCGTCGACATGCCCGCCGATCCGCCCGCGAACATGAGCCACCACCCGGAGGGTGACTTCAAGGCCGTCGAGGTGCGCCCCGGCGTCTTCCGTCTGGAGCCGATCTGATGTGCAGCCCCAAGGGCAAGACCACCCCCACCACCCGCGCCGCCAAGCCCCCGAGCGAGCAGGACTACGTCTCCCGCGCGCAGGATGCGATCAAGCGCCGCATGGGCTTCGCCGCCACGGCGATCAACACCAGCCAGCAGCCGCCAGCCACCGCTGGCAAGTCCCTGCTCGGAGCCTGACATGAAGCTGCGTCCAGAGGAGGCCAGGGCAACCCGCGAGCGCCTGAAGACCATCGCCTCCGAGCTGGGCGGTGAGTTCGAGGGCTATCGGGCGCACCTCTACGAGGTCGCCAAGCACACGCAGCCGCGCCTGGGGTCCGACCTGACGCAGACCAAGACCAACACCGTCAACGGCGGCAACGTCTCGGCCTCGACCCGGCGCGGCGGGGAAATGAACGGCAAGCTGCTGGACAGCCGTGGCATCCTCGCCAGCCGCACGCTGGCCAACGGGATGCAGCAGGGCATGGCCTCGCCCAGCACCCCCTGGTTCCGCCTGACCGTCCGTGACCATGAGCTGAAAAAGAACGCGGCCGTGAAGGGCTGGTTGGGCTTCGTCGAGGAGCGCATGTACGCGCTGTTCTCGAGGACCAACTTCTACAACGCGGCCAAGGACGCCTACATGCAGCTCGGGTGCTTCGGCACCGCGTGCAGCCTGTTCGTCGAGAGCCGGATCAGCGACGCCGTCCTGTTCCCCCTCAACATCGGCACCTACCACATCGGTCTCGACCATGAGCTGAACCCCGAGCGGCTCCTGCGCTTCATGCCCATGACGGTCAGCCAGCTCTATCAGAAGTTCGTGCCCGAGTACGGCGAGGACTGCCTGCCCCGCGTGGTGCGGGACGCCAAGCGCGACAACAAGCTTGGCACGACCTACGAGGTGGCCCACTACATCGAGCCGAACGACGCGATGGTCTTCGGCCGCATGGACAAGCTCAACAAGCCGTATCGCTCCTACTACTGGCTGACCAGCCACGACGGCCCCGACAACACCTTCCTGAGCGTGGGCGGCTTCGAGGAGCGGCCCTTCTTCGCCCCCCGCTGGGACGTGACTGGCGGCGACACCTATGGCCGCTCGCCCGGCATGGACGCCCTGCCCGCCCTGCGCGATCTCCAGCTCCAGCAGCTCCGTCGGGCGCAGTCCCGCGACTATGTCAACGGCCCGCCCTTGCAGGCCCCGCCCAGCCTCGGCAACCGCCAGGTCAGCCTTGTGCCCCGGTCGGTCACCACGGTCCCGATCAACGCGGCCGGGGGCGGGATCAGCCCGATCTTCACCGTGCCCCCGCAAATCCTCCAGTACATGGCCGCCGATATCGAGGACGTGCGCGGCGAGGTCGACCGGCTGTTCTACGCCGACCTGTTCATGGCGATCACCAACATGCCGGGCGTCCAGCCCCGGAACCTGGAGGAGATCGCCAGCCGGAACGAGGAGGCCCTGCGCCAGCTCGGCCCCGTGGTCGACCGGAACCAGAACGAAATGCTGCGCCCGGCCATCGACCGTGCCTACGGCATCCTCGCCCGCATGGGGGAAATCCCCCCGCCGCCTGACGAGATCGAGGGCGTCGAGCTGGAGATCGAGTTCGTCGGCGTGCTGGCCCAGATGCAGCGCATGATCGGCGTAGGCTCCATCGAGCGCACCGCTGGCTTCATCGGCAACCTGGCCGCCGCCTACCCCGAGGCCGCCGACAAGTTCGACGCCGACGCCGCCATCGACGAGTACAGCGACCGCGTGGGCATCCCGGCCAACATCATCCGCAGCGACGACCAGGTGGCCGAGCTTCGGCAGGCCAGGGCCGAGCAGCAGCAGGCCCAGATGATGGCCAACGCCGCCAAGCCCGTCGCCGACGTGGCCAACGCGGCCCGGCTCATGTCAGAGACCGACACCGGGGAGGGTGAGAGCCTGCTGCGCCGCCTGCTGCCCGTCTGATGGCCAAGCCCAAGAGCGTCGCCGCCGCCCTCAACCGCGCCCAGCGCGAGCGGGTGGCTACCCTCCTCCAGACCCCGGCCTTCCAGCGGTTCGTGTTGACGATCTTCGAGGCGTCTGGCATGGACGGCTCTACGTTCGTGCAGGGATCGCCTGACGGCACCTCCTTTATGGAGGGCCGCAGATCGCTGGGAATAGACATTCGCCTCCTGCTTCTGGGTGTAGACCCGGAGGCCGCCGTCATCCTTGAGCAGGAACGCTTGAGATGGGCACGCGAGGCTTCCCAGCAGATCGAAGGAGACCCCAATGCTGATCCGTACCCTGACCCATATGAACCGGATGACCGCGAGCCCCAGCGATGAAGGCGCAGCGGCCCCTGCCGCCGATGCCGCCGCTGAACCTGCCGCCGCTCCCGAAGGTGAAGCCCCGGCCGGTGACGCGCCCGCCGACGCGGCGCTGACTGACGACGGCTATGATCCCGACGACCTGATCGGCGGCAAGGCCCCGGACGGTGAGCCCGCCGCTGACGCCGCCCCGGCCGACGGCGAGGGCGAGCCCGACGCTGACAAGGACGCCGCCGCGCCTGGCGATGACGAGCCTGCGGACTTCACCAAGCTGACCCTGCCCGATGGCTTCGAGGGCCTCGACACCGAGGCGGTCGAGCTGGCCAAGCCGGTGCTGGAGAAGCTCGGCCTGAAGACGCAGGGCCAGGTTCAGGAGGCGGTGACCCTCTACACGCAGCTCGGCGAGCGCCTGGTGCATCAGGCCTTCGCGCAGGCGCTGGAGACCCACAGCGCCCGCGTCAAGGAATGGCGCGACGAGGCGCGTGCCCACCCCGATCTGGGCGGCGGCAACGTCAAGGAGTTCGCGGCCAACATGGCCCTGGCCGAGCGCACGCTGGCCCAGTTCGGCACCCCGCGCCTGACGGCCGATCTCCGCGAGAACGGCATGGCCAACCACCCCGACCTGGTGCGCCTCATGGCGCTGGTCGGGAAGGCGGTGGCTGAAGACAGCGTTGAGCCCCCGGCGGCCCAGCACAAGCAGGCCGTCGATCCTGCTCACAAGATGTTCCCGGCGTTCGCTCCCAAGAGCTGACGCCACCAACCGATCCCAGCCGGGGCGAAGCGGCTAGGCCAGACTTGAAACCCCACCATCCCGGTGGGTCTAGTGGAGAAGACCTATGGCCGCGCTCGACGCCACCATGCCGACCCTGCTCGACGCTGTTCGCGCGCTTGCCCCTGACGGCACGCAGGCGACCATCGCCGAAATCCTCGAAACCAAGAAGCCGATCCTGACCGACATGCCCTTCTACGAGGGCAACCTGGTCACCGGCCACCGGACCAGCCAGCGCGTCTCGGAGCCGACCGTCTACTGGCGTCGCCTCAACGAGGGCGTGCCTCGCAGCAAGTCGACCAGCGCGCAAATGGACGAGGAAGCCGCGCAACTGGAGGCCATGAGCGCCGTCGACCGCAAGGTGGCGATCCTCGCTCAAGACCCCGCCAAGTTCCGCCTCAACCAGGCCCGCCCTTTCATCGAGGCGATGGGCAAGGAGCTGGCCACGACCGTCTTCTACGGCGACAGCCGGGTCGACCAGTCGAAGTTCACCGGCTTCGCCCCCCGCTACAACGACCTGGACGGCGCTTTCGCCGACCAGATCATCGACGGCGGCGGCACCGGCACGGACAACCGCTCGATCTACTTCATCGACTGGGGTCCGAACAAAGTCTACGGCATGTTCCCCAAGGGCACGGTCGGCGGTCTCCAGCACATGGATATCACCACCAACATGACGAAGGCTCCCGATGGCTACCCCATCGGCGACGTCCTGCTCGACAGCCAGAGCCGCGAGTACCTCGGCTACCGGGACCACTACGAGCAAAACTGCGGCCTGGTCGTCGAAGACCCGCGCGCCATCATCCGCGTGGCGAACATCGACGTGTCGGCGCTGACCTACGACGCGGCCAGCGGGGCCAAGCTGACCCGCCTGCTGATCGAGCTGGTCGAGCGCCGCCAGGACGACACCGGCTCCAACGGCCTGATCTACATGCCCAAGCGCATCCGCACCTTCCTCCGTCACCAGATCACGGAGAAGAAGGAGGCGGGCGTGCTCGGCTTCGACGAGTTCGCTGGCCAGCGCCTGATGCACGTCGATGGCGTGCCGATCCGCCGCGAGGACAGCCTCGAAGTCGACGAGGCCGCCGTCACCACCTCGACGGTCTAACCCCAGCAACGGCGGCGGGAATGAGCCCGCCGCCGACACTTCTCTGGTCACAGGAACCCGACCATGATCCGCGATAGACTTCTCGCCTGCTGGGACGCCGCCGCCATTACGGTGACCGCCGTCTCCAGCTCCATCGACCTGCAAGCGACCGGCATTGACCTGTCGCGTGCGGACACCCCCATGCGGGCCGTCATCTTCGTCGACACCGCCTTCACGGCGGCCGGTGCGGCCACGGCCACCTTCGAGCTGATCGAGGCCACCGACGCCGACCTGACGACCAGCATCACGTCGCTCTACACCACCGCCGCCATTGGCAAGGCCACCCTTGTCGTCGGCTACCGGGTGATGGACGTGCTGATCCCGGCCACCGCCAAGCGGTACATCGGCTTCCGCGTCACCGTGGCCACTGGCCCGATGACGGCCGGGGCGGTCACCGCCGAGCTGGTCGCCAACGTGCAGACGGTCATCCCTGGCCGCCGCATCGGCTGGACCGGCATCTAACCGGCGCGGACGGGCGGGGAGCAATCCCCGCCCTGATGCGTTCTCCCGCAGACAACAAGCCACAAGGACGCCACTGAAATGGCCAACTACACTCCGGACGCCGCCCCCTCCCTCAAGGAGAACACCGGCCCCCGGCCCAAGTTCACGACCGAGAGCATCTTCTGCCGCCCCGGCGAGCGCGCCATGACCCGCGACCACGGCGAAGGCTGGGAGCCTGTCGCCCCCTCCGCCGCGCCTGCCGCTGCCCCGGTTCCTGCTGGCGTCCCGGCCGGTTCCGTGCAGGCGATGGACGGCCAGTGGCTGGTCCCGCTCGCCAACGGCACCTTCGCCATGATGGGCTCGCCCGCCGCCGCCCAGCCGGTGGTCGAGGATGAGCCCGACGACGCCCCCGCCGCCGACGAAACCCGCCAGGCCGTGGTCGACGAGATCAGCGGCTACACCGTGGCCAAGCTGAAGGATGAGCTGACTGCGGCCGGTGTCGCCTTCGAGACCGACGCCAACAAGGCGGCGCTCCAGACGCTGCTGACGGACCACCGCCTCAAGGGCTGACAACAGCCTCGAATTGATGCAGGAAGGGCGGGGAGCGATCCCCGCCCTTTTCTGTGGAGCCCGTCATGGCAACCGGCAGTCTCAACTTCGATCCCAGCCGGGGCACACGGCGTTACGACTGGGCGGCCAGCCTGTTCGGTGACCAGGCCGGTGTGACCGCCACGCGGCTCGGCCCCATCGACGCGCATGAGGTCGCCATCAGCGGCGACCAGCCCATCTACTTCAAGGTCGGCGACGTCACCGTCGAGGCCGAGGATATCGGCGGCTTCTATCTCCCCGCCGGGCTGCCGTTCCACCTCCAGATCACCAGCGGCGAGTACATCTCCGTCATTCGCGCCGGGGCCACCGACGCCAACGTCGCCATCCTGATCGTGGTGACCGACTGATGCTCAACGCGCCGGGCCTGATCGGGACGTTCGGCGAGGTGGTTCTCGACGCTCCCAGCGCGCCTCCAGCGGGTGACTGGATACTGGCGGCCGGGGCGTGGGATGACACAGGCGTCTGGGACGACGCCGCAATCTGGATCGACTGACAATGGCCAAGAGCACCATCACCAACGGACAGGACGGGGCGGGTGTTCGCTCGGCCCTCAACACCATGTTTGGCGACCTGTATGGCGGTCGCCACCCCGGCTACATCGCGGGCAACTGGTATATTCCCATGAACAGCAGCGCGGCGGCGGGCATCGCGCTGGTCATCGACAGCATCCGCTGCCTGCCCCTTGTGATCCCCCAGCCGGTGACCATTACGAACCTCGGCGTGCGGATCACGACGCTGGCGGCGGCGGGCAATCTGAAGTGCGCGATCTACGCCAACAACGCGGCCACGGGTCGCCCGACCGGGGCGGCCCTCGCCAGCACTGGCAACCTCTCCACCGGCACCGCGACAATCGTCTCCGCAGCCATCGCCGAGACCAGCGTAACGCTTCAGCCGGGCGTCTACTGGCAATGTGTGTGGGCGGATAATTCCACGGTCGTCTGCCGCACCCAAACCGCCGCCAGCGGGGGTGCGCCCCAGCTTATCGGCTCCGCTACCGAGGCGACCGTCAACAGCGCCTCGACGACCGCCGCCTTCACCGTGGCCTGCGCCAAGACTTACGGGGCCTGGCCGAACATGACGTCGGAAAGCTTCACCGAGGCCACCGGCACGGCGAACGCGATCCTTCACTTCAAGGCGGGCTGATGCTGCTCTGGACCCCCACCGAGGTCGCCAACCTCGCCCTCGACGAGCTGCCCTTCGCCCAGATCACGGCCTGGTCGGAGAACACGCTCCAGGCCAAGGCCGCCCGCCGCCACTACCCCGTGGTGCTGGCCGAGGAGGCCGAGCGGGCCGAGTGGGGCTTTGCCCGCAAGCGCGAGCTGCTGGCCGAGGTGACCAACACCCGCGAGACCGAGTGGGGCTACGCCTACGCCCTGCCCAACGACGTCGCCCTGCCGGTGCGGATCATGTCGCTGACCGACACGGCGAACCCGGCGATCCCGATGGCCGGTCAGCGCCTGGTGGCGGGGCTGGGCGCGACCGACGACGTGGGCCTACCCTACGATCTGGCGGGCGGCGTCCTGTTCACGAACGCCTCCGATGCGACCCTCGAATACATCGGCTCCAGCGAGGCCCTGACCTACGCCTCGGCGCTGTTCGGCCGGGCGCTGGTGCTGACGCTGGCCGCCCGGCTGGCCATGCCCCTGAAGCAGGATCGCTCGATCCGCGACAACCTGGCCGCCGAGGCTGAGGTGAAGCGGTCGGAGGCGGTCACCCTCAACAACAACGCCCGCCCGCAGACCTACGGCGAGTTCATCCCCGAGAGCGTGGCGGCCCGTCAGGGCTATGACCCGAGCCTGATCGCCCTGCTCGGCCGGGGGTACTGATGCTACCGCGCGCGGACTTCCCGACCTTTGCGGGGGGTGAGCTGTCGCCACAGGTCGCGGCCCGATACGACACGGCCAAGTACCAGACGGCCCTGCGCGCCTGCCGCAACATGCTGATCCTGCCCGAGGGCGGCGTCTACCGGCGGCCGGGCTTCGAGTTCGTGGGCGAGGCCCGCGAGCACGACACGCGGCTCTGGCTTCAGTCGTTTCAGGTGTCGGCCGACGAGAGCCGGGTGATCGAGTGGAGCGATCTGGGCCTGCGGGTCATCGCGGGCGGCGGCTATGTGTTGACGACCGAGATCGAGGTGACCGGCATCTCAAGGTCCAACCCGATGGTGGCCATGATACCGGCCAGCGGCTATGTGGTCGGCGACCAGGTCTACTTCACCGGGATCGAGGGCATGACCGAGATCAACGGCCGACTGCTGCGGGTGATCGCCGTGTCTGGCGACGACGTGACCTTCGCCATCGACAGCCGCGAGTGGAGCGAGTTCACAGGCTCGGGCGGCGGCGTTGCTGGCGATGCGGGCGGCGGTGAGGGCGGCGATCCGCCCCCGCCGGAAGATGGCGACCCCATCCCGCCGACGCCCGACATTCCCGAGCGTCCCGACACCGTCTTCCCCCTCCCCTTCCTCGAAGCACAGCTCTGACCCATGGGCGCTCGCCGCATCTATCACCGCTCCAGCCCCTACACCGCCGAGGAGCTGCCGAGCGTTGGCTTCGAGGAGAGCCAGGACGTGGTCTATCTGGCCCACGTCGACCACCCGCCGCACAAGCTCGTCCGCTACAGCGATACGAGCTGGCTGCTGGAGGCGGTCACCTTCGGCACGCGCACCACGACGCCGACCGGCCTGGTGGTCATCGCCAACCGCAACGCCAGCCCCAGCGGCTGGCGGCCGGTCCATCACTTCTATGCGGTCACGGCGGTCGACGCGACCACGGGCTCCGAGAGCCTGGTGTCGGCGGTCGTGCAGACGGACGACGAGAACGACCTGGCCATCCCGACGAACAGCAACACGCTGACCTGGGACGCCGTCACCAACGCCGAATACTACAACGCCTACAAGTTCGTGAACGGCACCTTCGGCTTCATCGGCTCCAGCGATGATGCGGAGTTCGTCGACGAGTACATCGACCCCGACTATTCGATCACGCCGCCCCGCGAGCGCACCCCGTTCAACGCCGAGAACAAGTATCCGGGGTGCGTGACCTTCTTCGAGCAGCGCACCGTCTGGGGCCGCACGCTGGAGAAGCCCTCCGCCATCTTCGGCTCGCGCTCCAGCGAGTTTGAGAACCTGAACGTCACCCGGCCGCTTCAGGCGAACGACGCCTACACCTTCAGCATGGTCGGCCGTCAGAAGAACATCATCCAGCACATGCTCCCCATGAAGGAGCTGATCGTGCTGACCGACACCTCGGTCAAGGCGCTGTCGGGCACCGACGGCTTCATCACGCCCACCTCCATCCAGATCGACAACAGCGGCTATCGCGGCTCCTCGAAGGTGCGGCCGGTGCTGCTCGACGAGAACCTGGCCATGTTCGTCCCCAAGAAGGGGGGCGGGGTCCGCACGCTGGGCTTCCAGTTCGAGGCCGATGGCTACAAGGGCAACGATATCACCGTCTACGCCCGGCACCTGTTCAAGCCCTACGATATCGTGCAGATGGCCTGGGCCGAGCACCCCACCGGCACGCTCTGGTGCGTCCGCTCCGACGGCAAGCTGCTGGCCCTGACCTGGCTGGCCGAGCAGGAGGTCTGGGGCTGGTCCCTGTGCGAGACCGACGGCGTGGTCGAGAGCTGCGCCGTGGTCTTCGAGGACGGGATCGACACCCTCTACATCGCCGTGGCCCGCCAGATCGGGGGCGAGACCCGCCGCATGGTCGAGCGCCTGACCAGCCCCCTGTGGAGCGAGGCTGACGGCGGCGAGGGGATTGCGAGCGCCTGCTACCTCGACAGCGCCCTGCGCTACAGCGGCGAGCCCGAGGACACCTTCGACGGGCTCACGCACCTGGAGGGCCGCGAGGTCTACGCCGTGGCCGACGGTGCGGTGCATGGCCCCCTGACCGTGGCCAATGGCCGGGTGACCCTGCCAGCAGGCCACACCGGCAGCGAGGTCGTGATCGGCCTGCCCTATGACGCCTGGCTGTGGACCCTCAAGATGGTGCAGCAGCTTCAGGGCTCGGGCTCGACGTCCACCCGCACGCAGGCCGCATCGGCGGCGGTGGTGACGGTGATCGACAGCCGCAACTTCGAGATCGGCGCGGCCAAGGCCGTCAACGGCCCGACGCCCGACAGCCCGGTCGACTGCGTGATCGGCGGCGAGCTGTACGAGGTCAACCTGCGGGACGATGACGAGACGCCCGGAGAGGCCCCGCCGCCGCGCTCTGGCCAGTACACCCAAGGCCTGCCGCCGGGCGACTGGCGGGCCGGGGCGTCCGTGGTGATCCGTCAGAAGAACCCGCTGCCGCTGACCGTGATCGGCGTCACGCTCGAAGGGCAGATCGGCGGGTGATCGAGTTCCGCCCGGCCCGCTGGGGTGACGTCAACGCCATCGCCCGGCGGATGCGGGCCATCGACGCCGAGGAGTGCCGCATCGCTGGCTTCACCCCCAAGGGCGCGCTGGTCGCGGGATACCGGCAGTCCGATCTCCTGTGGACCGGCACCGTCGATCAACGACCGGAAGCGATGTTTGGCGTTGTTTGCACCAGCCTCCTGACCGGCGAGGGCCGCCCGTGGATGCTGGGCACGGAGACCGCCCGCGCCAACGCCCGCGCCTTCCTGACCCTGGCCCCGGCCTTCCTCGCCCAGATCGAGGAGCTGTGCCCCCGGCTGGAAAACTACGTCCACCGCGACAACGCCGCCTCGATCAGGTGGCTGCGGCGACTGGGGTTTGTGGTAGAGCCGGAATTGCTGCACATAGGGACAGCCCCCGTGCTTCGCTTCTGGAGAGCCCCGCCCCCATGTGCTGGCCCGCAATCTTCCCTGCCATCGGAAGCGCCTTCGGAGCCATAGGCTCGGCCGTTGCCGGTGTCGGCTCGGCCGTCGGGATCGGCGGGGCCGCTGGCACCGCTGGCACCGCCATGTCGGGCGTGATGACCGCCGTGCAGGTTGGATCGGCCGTGGTTGGGGCCGGGGCCTCGATCTACGCTGGCCAGCAGCAGGCCAACGCCGCCCGCGCCATGCAGAACCAGGCCACGCAAGCGGCCAACGACGTCACCGCCCGGCATGAGGAGGAGAGCCGCGCCTTCTACCGCCAGGTCGCCGCCCTGCGTGGTGAGCAGATCGCCGGGGCATCGGCCGCCGGGCTCGACGCCGCCTTCGGCTCGCCGCTCGACGCCCAGATCGACACCACTCTCCTGGCCCGCGAGGACGCCGAGCGCATGGCGGTCAACGCCGACCGCGAGCGCGACAAGTACCTGGTGAGCGCCGCCAACTACGGCAACGAGGCGCAGGCCGCCGTGACGACCGGCTACATCGGCGCAGTCGACAGCCTGCTGGGGAGCTTCAGCAAGCTGGCCTCGCGGAACGGCGGTCTGGACATGGGGGCCGTCAAGCCGACCCCGGCCAGCTACAAGGCCCCGACCAGCTACACGCCGATCTCGCGGCCCTACATGGGGGTCCGCTAGTGCCTCGCGCCGTCATCCCTCAGTACCAGCCCAACCGCGTCCAGACGCAGCCTCTGGGCGTGCAGGAGGTCACCGCCAACACCGCCCCGGCCCGCGCCGTGGCGCAGCTCGCGGGCAACCTCGGGGCGTTCGCCGAGCAGAAGCTGGCCGAGCATGACGAGACGGTCGTGCGCGAGGCCCTGACGAGCTGGGATCAAGAGGCGCTACAGCTCAAGTACGGCCCGACCGGCATCGTCGGAAAGCAGGGCAAGGACTACCTCGACGCCATGCCGGATACGGTCAAGGCGTTCGACGATCTCGATGGCCGGGTGGCCGGGGCGGCGCAGAACAGCCGCCAGCAGCAGATGATCCGCGACCAGCTCGCGGCCCGACGCCAACAGGTCAACGGCGAGCTGTCGCGGATCGAGACGAACGAGCGGACCAAGTACGACGAGGCCGTGGCCTTCGGGAAGGTCAGCACCGACGCGCAAGTGGCGGCCATGTCGCCCGACGAGAACGAGCGCGGCTACCGGGTGGCGACGGCCCGCTCCGAGCTGTGGGGGCTGGCGAAGCGCCGTGGCCTTGGCGGCCCTGACAGTGAGGCCGCAACCGCCTTCGTGCGTGACGGCATGACCGGCGTTCACAACACCGTCCTGTCTGGATACAAGGCCCGGCAGGACTACGAGGGCGCGGCGGCCTACCTGGAAGCCAACAAGCGGGACTTCAACCCGGTCGACTACGCCAGCGCCAAGTCTGACTTCGCCAAGATGGACACCTTCGCCAAAGGGCGCGATGCGGGTAACCAACTGTTCGACCTGTGGGTCACCAGCGGGGAGACGATGGACGTCGAGGCGGGGATCGCCAAGATCAAAGACCCCGTGCTGGCGCAACAGGTCAGTGAGCAGTACCAGCGCCGGGTGTCGATCTACCGCCGGGACGCCCAGAACCAGGCGGTGCAGGTCAAGAACCGCCTGGAAGCCAAGATGGCCCGCCGCGAGCAGCTCACCCCCGAGGACAGGCTGGACGCCGACAAGTACGGCTTCACCGACGAGCTGGTGGCCTGGGAGAGTGCGCCTATCGCCAACGACAGCCCCGTCTACCAAGCCTACCGGACGATGGACCCAAGGGAGTTTGCCAGGCTCAACCGCCAGGACATTATCGACCTGAAGGTCAGCCCCGACGACCGGATCAAGCTGCTCGACCGCTTCGACAAAGGCACCGAGCTGGCGAGCAAGTCTCACGTCGGCGCGGTCAACGAGATCGCCAGCCTGGCTACGGCCCAGATCATGGCCGACGGCAAGGCGCGCAAGGGGCCGAAGAAGGCGGCGATGGAGGCGCAGGTTCGCACGATGGCCGCCGTCGAGGTGGCCGCCTGGATCGAGGACAACAAGACCCCGCCCAACCCTGCCCAGATCAAGGCCATCGTGGCGCGGATCACCAGCCGGGGCGAGGGCGAGGAATACTTCGCCCTGTCCGACGCTGGCCAGCTCTACGCGGGCGACCGAGACCTGTACGCCGGGGCGCTGAAGGCCCTGACCCCGCCCGGCGGCAAGGTCGACCCGAAGGCCGACGTGAAGCCCGACCGCGAATGGGCCAGCCAGATCGTCGGCAACATGGCCGACGGCAAACCGGCCTTGCCCTTCCGCCGCGTTCCCGACTACTTCAAGCGGGCAATGGCCGAGGACTTCATCACCATGACCCCCAGCGAGATCGAGGAGGCCTTCACGGCCTATGTGCGCGGGGAGAACCTCGCCGAGCGGTACGCTGGCAAGCGCAAAGGATCGACCGGCCTCGCTGGTGGGCCGCGCTGACATGCCCTTGAAGAACCCGTGGCTGACGAACCAGCCGGAACCCGCCCCGCCGATCCCCGGCGTTGAGCCCCCACAGGCCCGCCAGGCCGTCGCCGTGACCCCGCCGGGCGAGGCGGTGACCTACGATCAGGCGCTGGTGGAAGCGCGAGCCCTGGCTGCGCGTAGGGCCGAGGAAGACCGTCGCCGTAAGGCTGCGGTCAGGACTGAGCAATGGCGGGCTATGGACCCGCAGAACAGCGCCGTATCCCACGACGACGGTGAGCATCAATCCTGGCTGGAAACGATGGTCTCCAGCATGAGCGAGGCGCAGAAGTCGACGCGCGACGTGCTGGGCTTCCTCATGCCGGATATCACCGGCAAGCGCCGCAAGTTCCTCGACGAGCAAGAGCGGACCACCATCGGCGAAATCCCGTCCTTCCCCCGCTACCTGGGGCAGGGCATGGAGGACGTCACCCGCAGCGAGCTGGTCTACAAGAAGAACATTCTGAAGAAGCCCCTGTCGGAGGACGAGGAGCGCCAGCTCGCCGAGCTGACCGACAAGCGCAACAGCCGAGACCCGGCGCAGGCCGCCCCTAAATCCATCGCGGGCCAGGTGATCCGCGCCCTGCCGTCCAGCGGGCACGTCTTCATCCAATCGCTGCCCGCCGCAGCCGATGGCGGCATGATCGGCGCGACCGCCGGTTCCGCCGTCCCCGGTGTCGGCACGGTCGCGGGCGCGATCAGCGGCTTCTCCACGGGCGCGACCGTCGGCTCGATGGGGCCGAGCTTCAAGCTCAACAGCGCCGAGGCCTTCGAGGACTTCTCGGCCATGCGCGACGAGAAGGGCAACCCCATCCCGGTCGACGTGGTGCGCGCCGCGTCCATCGGCTACGGCGTCATCGCCACCGGCCTCGACACCTTCGCCTTCTCGAAGGAGCTGAAGCTCGCGGGCATCCGGCCGGGCGCGATCAACGCGGGTCGGATCAAACAGCTCCTCATGGACAAGCCGTTCCGCGACGGCCTTCAGGAGCTGGTCGAGCGCCTCGGCCCGGCCGCCTTCTATGAGGGCTCGACCGAGGGGATGCAGGCGACCGTCCAGTATTTCATCGGCAAGCTGGCGCAGGCCGACACCACGGCGAAGACCGGCGTGGACTTCAAGGGCGACAACCCGGTCGAGGTGGCCAAGGGTATCCTCAACGAGGGCGTCGTCGGCGGCATCACGGGCGCGGCTGTCGTCGCCCCCGGTGCGACCTATCAGGCGGTCCAGCAGGAGCAGCTCGCCAACCAGGCCAAGGCCCGCGAGCAGTTCCTGAAGTCTCTGGGCGAAGGCCCCGACAGCAAGCTGAAGGCCGAGCTGCCCGAGAAGTATCGGGAGTACGCCGAGCACCTGACCCGCGACGGCCCGGTCGAGGACGTCTACATCACCGCCTCGGCCTTCCGCGAGTATTTCCAGAGCCAGAACGTCGACCCCGAGGAGGCCGCCCGCGAGATGGGCCTGCCGCCGGGTGAGGTCGCCCGCGCCCTGTCAGAGGGCGGCGAGATCAAGCTGCCGATGGCCGACTACCTGACCAGGGTGGTCAAGACGCCTGCGGGCGAGGCCCTCATGCCGCACATCAAGTTCGCCCCCGGCGACCTTCAGATGACGTCGGCCGAGGCCGCCGACGCGGCGGCGAACAAGCCGACCGTGATGGAGGCCCTGGCCGCCGAGGGCAAGGCGCGCGAGGACATGAGCGAGGCCGAGCGCAAGGGCCGCCTCGATCTCCGCAGCGAGATCGGAGCCCGCCTGGCGGCCGACCCTGACTTCACCATCGGCCAGATCGAGACCACCGCCGACAACTACGTCGACCAGTATTACGGCCTGGCGCGGGTGCTCGACATTCCCATCGACGAGGTGCTGACCCGCTTCCCGATCCCCAACATCAACGCCGAGCGCGGGGTGGGTGGTAGCCGTCCCTCGGCCCCTCAAATGAGGGGCGGAGACCTGCCCGACGGCTACGAGGCCCGGCTGGTCAAGCGCGAGAGCGGCGGCAATCCGAGCATTGGCGCGAAGACCAGCTCGGCGCTGGGGCTTCACCAGTTCGTCGCGTCCACCTGGATCGGCGTCATCAAGCAGCATGGCCTGCCGGGCGACCCCAACGCCAAGGCTGTGGCCGCCTCCATCGTGTTCAAGGACGGTCGGCCGCTGATCGTGAACGAGGCCCAGCGCGCCCTGCTGGCCCGCCGCACGAACGCCGCCGACAGCACCGCCGCCTTCCGCGCCTTCACCGCCGACAACGCCAAGTTCCTGCGCGGCGTGCTCGGCCGTGACCCGTCGGCCGGTGAGCTTTACACCGCCCACTTCCTCGGCAACGGCGGCGCGCAGACCCTGCTGAAGGCCGACGACAACGCCATCGCCCGCGACCTGAAGGGGCTGAAGGCCGCCGCCGCCGCCAACACGACCATCTTCTACGAGGGCAAGGGCAAGGACCGCCGCCCTCGCACCGTGGCCGAGGTGAAGGCCAACCTGTTCGCCACCTTCGAGGGCGTGGACGCGCCCGCTGCTGGCGGCGAGCAGATGGTGGCCGGTCCCGGCGCGGCCGACACCCCGATCCCCGACGGCCCGCAGGCCCCCGAGATGGGACCGGGCGGCGAGACCTTCGACCAGTTCGCTGGCCGCAAGGCGCTGACCGCCGACATGGGCAAGCTGCGCGTGGCCCAGCTCCTGGAGAAGCGGGACGCCAGCCCCGAGCAAATCTGGAAGGACACCGGCTGGATACGCGGCCCCGATCAGCAATGGCGCTTCGAGATCGACGACAGCCAGGCGGTGATGAAGCCCGACGCGCTGGATCGCTTCATCCGCGATGACATGCGCCAGCAGCTCGTCGCCAACCCGCGCCTGCGGACGAGCGACGAGCGCATCGCCCTGGCCAAAGAGCCGCCCCTGACCCTTGGCGACGTGATGGAGCACGAAGCCCTGTTCGCGGCCTACCCCAAGCTCCGCAACATTCCGATCCTGGCCGAGGCCATGCCCAAGGGCTCGCTTGGGGCGTTCGATCCCTCGACCGGCGAGATCGCCGTGTCCCAGCGGCAGACGGTCGACGGTCCCATCGCCACGATCCTGCATGAGGTGCAGCACGTCATCCAAGCCTTGGAGGGTTTTGCTGGCGGGGCCGGTCCCAACGAGACCGAGTTGCGCCGCCAGGGCTACGCCGAGGCGCTCGACGCCACGATCAACGACATGGTGGCGACCTATCCGCCCGCCCAGCAGGCCGCAGCTCGCAAGCGGATCGAGGGGATGGGCGAGGCGGTCTACGACACCTACTTCCGCTCCGAGGGGGAGATTGAGGCACGCAACACCGCCGAAGCTCGATTGGACATGGACGGCGAAACGCGCCGCGCCATCTTCCCCGACCTGACCCGCGACGTGAGGCGTGGCCGGGGGCATGTGGTCAAGGCTCCGACCGACCTGTCTGGCCGCTACCTGGACGCTCTCCCCAACCCCACCACCCGCGTCCTCGCCAATGCCTACCGCGCCAAGTTCGGACGCACGCGCGAAGCCCCCCTCGCCCCCGTCGAGCCCGACGAGGGCATGATGATGCGCTTCGCCGACGAGTTCGACGCGCAGATCAGCAAGCCCACCGACCCGGCGGTGATCGCCTCCTATGAGGCCGCCGCCAGCGAGGTCGAGGAGCAGGCCCACTTCATCGTCGGCCACCTGGTGCTGGAACGCTGGAACGGCACGGGCGAGCCCTATCCGAACAGCACGGCGATGATCGAGGACGTCCTGCTGCGGGGCCATTTCTACTTCCTGCCGACCGAGCGCGAGAGCTTCGGCGCGGGAAACCCGGAGGACATGAACCACCCGTTCCTGCGGGAGACCGAGCTGACCGACAGCAACGGGACGCCCCTGCTGGTCAACGACCTGTTCCGCATCGTGCATGACGTCTTCGCCCACACCACGGGCGGCGCGGGCTTCGGCCCCAAGGGCGAGCTTAACGCCTTCCTTGAGCACGCGAGCATGTTCTCTGACGCGGCCCTCCCGGCCGTGGCGGCCGAGACCCTGATGCAAAACGCCTGGGTCAACTACGGCCAGCACCTGCGCCGTCCCGACGGCACCCTTCCGAAACGGGGCGACAGCGACTATGTTGGCCTGGCCGACCGGCGCTTCTCCGATCAAAAGGCGTTCCTCGCGCCGCAATGGGTGCTTCGTGAAGTCTTCCAACTCCAAGAGCGATCCGACCGCGAAGGCCGTTACCGCGAGCAAGAGGCCGCGCTCCTCGGAGAGTATAATCGCCTTCGAGAAGGCCAAGGCCTTGCACCTGATGCAACGCGAATTGAGCCCCTCGCGGGACCGGACGGACGGGTAACCCTCACCCACTGGGGCCGCCGCAAGAACCTCAAGGCGCTGGACCCCCGGCGCTGGGGCGACAACGCCACGATCCTGACCCGCGAGGAGCGCAACGCCGTCGAGAACGACGACGTGCCCCGCCGCACCTACTACGGCGTCGACGTCGGCCAGCCGTGGGGCTACGAGCGCGAGGACGGCCTTGGCCCTCACCGCTACACCGCCCGCATCGAGGCCGACCGCCTGTATGACTTCGACGCCGACCCCGATGGCCTGAAGGCCAAGGTCGTCGAGCTGGTCGAGAGCGGCGAGTGGTCCCGCGCCGAGCGGGGCTCGGCCTATGAGCGCGTGATCGCCGACGCCGGGTACGCTGGCTACTGGAGCCGCCACGCCAACCTGAAGATGGTGGCCGTGGTCTTCGAGCGGCTGGCCGCCGACTACCAGGGCAACGGCGAGACCACCTTCTACCAGGAGGACGTCTTCTACAGCGGGCTCGGCCGCGCCATCGAGCAGGCCCAGACCAAGAAGGCCCCGGCCGCCCAGTGGATCGCCACGCTCCAGAAGACGCCGGGCGTCAAGAAGGAGGAGCTGGAGTGGAGCGGGGTGCTCGACTGGCTGGCGGGGATCGAGGGGCCGGTCGAGCGCGAGGCGCTGCTGGCGTTCGTGAACAGCAACGGCGTGGCGGTCGAGGTGCTGGAGCTGGGCGGCGGCGCGACCAACGGCGCGGACCAGGTCTATGACAACGGCGACGGTACCTACAGCCTGCGGACCTTCAGCGAGGAGCGTTACGACGACACCGACTATGACAGTCGGGAGGAGGCCGAGCTGGCCGCCGAGGAGGCCGCCCAACGCGCCACGCAGTTCTCCCGCTACAAGCTCCCCGGCGCTGACGACACCTACCGCGAGCTGCTGTTCCGCCTGCCCAACATCGACGGCCCGGCCACGCATTGGGATCAATCCAATGTCGCTGCCCACGCTCGCACCACGATCCGCACCGACGCCGAGGGCAACCGGGTGTTGTTCGTCGAGGAGGTGCAGAGCGACTGGCACCAGAAGGGGCGGGAGCAGGGGTATCGGAGCGAGGCCAGCCAAGAGGCTCGCGCGGAAGCCGAGGAAAACTACCGGGTGGCGCGTGGCCTTCAGATCGAAGCCGAGCGCGCTGTCATGGAAGTTTCCCAGCGGGACTTCTCGGCGGAAATCCAGAAGGAGGCGACCTACATTCTGGGGGGCTCTGGCTCCTTCGCCCAGCTCACCTATCGCAACCAGTTGGACGTTGCCCGGCGCGTGTTGAGGCGGCCCGAGGGCAACCCCGCCGTTGAGGCGGCGCTCGCCCAAGCGAACCTGCGCGTGTCCGAGGTCGACCAGCAGCTTGATCGCTTGGCGCGTGGCATCCCCGACGCCCCCTTCCGCACCGGCTGGCCCGCGCTGGTGATGAAGCGCCTGATCCGCTACGCCGTCGACCAGAACCTTGACCGGATCGCATGGACGACCGGCGACCAGATCGGCCCCATCGTGTTCGCCAACAGCCCCGAGCAGCGGGCCGGGCTCAATGCCTTCTACGGGCGGAACCTGGTCAACATCGTCAATGACCTGACGAAGAAGTACGGGGTGAGGGTTGCGGACGTGTTGGTCAAGGTTCCTAACGGGCCCCGACCCCCGGAAAGCACGGCGGCCCGCGCCGCCTTCCGCGAGGCGCTGCAAGCTGGCGAGACCAACGCGGCCCGGCTGGATCAACTGCAAGCCGCAGACGAGGCGCTTCAGGAGGTTTCCGCCCAGCCCGGCTTCACCATCACCCCCGCCCTCGCCGACGCCGCCCGTGGCGGCTTCACGCTGTTCCAGCGGGAGGGCGGCACCGAGCCCACGAACGACCAGGTGAACGCCAAGGCCCAAGAGCTGGCCAAGACCGTCCCCGGCCTAAAGCGGGTGCTGCGCTACCTGAAGCCCGACGAGAAGGCGAAGCTCCGCAAAGACACCGCCGCGAAGATGATGAAGATCATCAGCGACCTGCCTGCAGCCGAGGAGATGGCGAGTGTTGCCTTCTCCGGCCGGGCGAAGCGCGGCTGGTACGAGGACAGCGCCAACGCCCTGCTGGAGGTGTTCGGTCTGGAGGACGCGCCGCGCTTCGCTGCGCTGCTGGCGGCGCTGTCCCCCCAGACGTCGGTCGAGGACAACCTGGCCAACGCCCTGCGTGTGTGGACCGCGTGGGACAAGGCTGGTCGCCCCACCGACCGGGATCAGATCGTCGACCTGATGGGCAAGAACGTCCAAGGCACCGGCACGGTCGAGAGCGTCCTGCCTTCGTGGATCAACAACTCCGTCACCGCGCTGACGACGGAGGCCCCGGCCGACATTCAGCTCTCCGGTCCCAAGGTCAACAGCTTCATGCTGAACCTGGTCGGCGTGGTAGATGAGGTGACGAACGACGCCTGGATGGCCAACTACGCGCTGGTCGATCAGGCGATGTTCAGCAAGACCGGCCAGACCCCCGGCAAGGGCGCTGGCTACATCGCCATGAACGCGCTGGTCCGCAAGGCGGCCGAGATCGTCTCGAAGCGCCTGGGTGAGGCCTGGACCCCCGCCGAGGTTCAGGAGACGGTGTGGTCGTGGGCGCGGACCCTGTACGTCAACCGCGACAAGGCTGGCGGCACCGCCACGACCAAGGATATCCTCGCCGCTGGCGGGCTGACGCACGAAGACATTGGGGACACGCCCGACTTCGCGCTACTGTTCCTGAACGGCATCTACAGCAAAATCCTGCGGGAGGGTGGCTATGGCGACAAACTCGAAAATCTCGGAAGCCGTGGACGCGCTCCTCGCTCAACAGGAGGTGTCGGAGACGCGACGAGCCCCGAAGGATCGGGCATTGATGAAGCTACTTTCCGGCGACACCTCGAGCGCGCCGCCCAGCGGCTCGAGCAGCTCCGCACGCAGCGGGCGCAGGACGCCGCGCGCAAGCGCGTAGAGGCGGCCAACCCGTCCACCCTGGCCCAGCGCGAAGACGGCGGCGGCCCCGGCATCCGTCGCGGCTCGATCCAGATGGACCGCGCCAACTTCGGCAAGGGCGTCAGCTCGACGGTCAACCTGTTCGTCGACCGCAACCTGACCACAGCCCTGCATGAGGGCGCGCACTTCTTCCTCGAAGCGATGATCTCGACCGTCCGCGACGGCACCGCCACGCCGCTGATGGTCGACATGGTCAACGACCTGTTGGGCTGGTTCAACGTCCCGACGGTCGACGACATTGGCCGCCGCGAGCACGAAATGTACGCCGAGGCCTACGAGCAATACCTCTACGAGGGCGTGGCCCCAGCCCCCCGCCTGCGCGGCCAGTTCTCCCGCATCCGCGTGTGGATGGTCGCCGCCTACGCGAAGATGGGTGGCCGCCGCCTCGACGTGACCGACGAGGTCCGCAGCGTCTTCGACCGGCTGCTGGCCAGCCAGTCGGAGGTGGAGGAGGCCCGCGCCATGCAGGGGCTAGAGCCCCTGTTCGCCGACCCGGCCAGCGCAGGCATGGACCCGGTTCTGGCCGAGGCCTACCAGACCGTAGCCCGCCGGGCGAAGGCCGACGCCGACGACGAGGCGGCCCGCGAGATCATGGCCGCCGTCAGCCGCGAGCAGAAGGCGTGGTATCGGGGCGAGCGCGAGCGCGTCCGCGCCGAGGTGGCGGCCGAGCTGGCCGAAGACCCCGGCTACCAGGCGCTGGACTGGCTGTCGCGGGGCAAGTGGATCGGCGCGGAACAGCCGACCGACCTTGAGCCCTTCAAGCTGTCGCGGCCCATCATCGTCAGCGAGTACGGGGCCGACCAGCTCAAGGCGTTCCCGCCCAGCTTCGGCAAGGTCTACGCCGCCGAGGGGGTCCATCCCGACTTCGCCGCCGAGCTGTTCGGCTTCGAGAGCGGTCAGGCCCTGTTCGACGACTGGAAGGGCAAGCCGCGCCGCTCCGACGCCGTCGAGCAGGAGACTGATCGCCGGATGCTGGAGCGGTACGGCGACCCCATGACCGACGGCACCCTGCCCGACGTCGCCACCGACGCCGTCCACAACGTCAGCCAGCAGCGGCTGATCGAGCTGGAGCTGGAGCACCTTCAGGGCCGCCCGGCCTTCAAGGGCCTGCGCGCCGCCGCCGAGCGTCAGGCCGAGGACCGGACCATCAAAGACCTGGCGGGTTATGACCGCCACCTCGCCAATGAGCGCAGGGCCGCCAACGAGGCGCAGAGGGCCTTCCGCGCCAAAGACCTGACCGCTGCGGCGCAAGCCAAGTTCCGCCAGCTTGTGGCCTTCCACGCCTGGACCGTATCCCGCGCCGCTGCCAAGGAGGTCGAGAAGGGCCAAAACCTGTTCGGCCGTGTCGTCGGCGGCAAGGCCGACCGAGTGGCCGCTGCACGCAACATGGACTACGTCATGGCCGCCCGCGCGATCCTGGCGGCCTACGGGGTCGGCAAGGCCAGCCAGAACCCGCTGGCCTACATGGCGATGATCCGCGAATACGACCCCGAGACCGCCGCCATGCTGGAGCCCGAGGTGCTGGCGCTGCTGCCCACCCAGCCCCGCACGCTGGAGAGCCTGACCCTCAACGAGTTCCGGGGCCTGGCCGAGACGGTCAAGTCTCTCTACGCCCTGTCGCGCAAGCTGAAGACCATCGAGATCGAGGGTCGCGTCATGGAGCTGGACGCGGCGGCGCTGGAGCTGGGCGAGCAAATCTTCGCCGTGTCGAAAATGCCCGGCGGCTTCGAGCCCACCACCAGCACCAGCGACGGCGAGAAACTGTTGCGTGGCGCAGCAGGCATCCGCAACTCGATCCGCCGGGTCGAAAGCTGGGCCCGCCGCATGGACGGCGGCACGGTCGGCCCGTTCACGCGCCTGCTGTGGCGTCCGATCAGCGCCGCCGCCGACGACTACCGCGCCCTGTCTGGCGACCTTCGGACCCGCTACGCCGCCCTGCTCGAAATGATCCGGCCGACGCTGACCTGGAAAAAGATCAGCGCGCCCGAGCTGGGCCACGTCTTCGCCGACAAGAGCGAGCTGCTGCACGCCATCCTCCACACCGGCAACGAGAGCAACAAGCGGAAGCTGCTGCTCGGCGGGTCGGGCAAAGGCGGCTGGGTCCAGCTCGACGAGAACGGCGAGATGCAGACCGGCCCGTGGGACAACATGATCCGCCGGATGGCCGACGAGGGCATCCTGACCAAGGCCGACTTCGACTTCGCGCAGGCCGTCTGGGACTTGCTGGACAGCACCAAGCCGGGAGCCCAGCGGGCGCACCGCAAGATCGTCGGCCGCTACTTCGACGAGGTGACGGCCAACGAGGTCCAGACCCCGTTCGGCCCCTACCGTGGCGGCTATGTGCCCGCCCTCGCCGATCCCACCAAGGTCGTCGACGCTGGCCTGCGCGCCGAGATCGAGAGCGCCGTGGATGGCGGCGGGGCGTCCATGTTCCCGACCACCCCGCGCGGCTTCACGAAGGGCCGCGTCGAGAACTACACCAAGCCCCTGGCCCTCGACCTTCGCCTGTTGGCCCAGCACCTCGACAAGGTCGCCATGTTCACGCACCTGGCCGCCCCGGTGAAGGACGCCAGCCGCCTGCTCATGCACAGCGACGTCCGCGAGCCGCTCGGCCAGCATGACCCGGCCGCCATGACCGACATGCTGATCCCGTGGTTGGAGCGAACCTCGCGCCAGATCGTGCAGACGCCGACGCGCGGGCTGGGCGGCAAGCTGGGCGACAGGTTCTTCGCCTCGATCCGCTCGCGCACCGGCCAGCAGACCATGCTCGGCAACGTGGTCAACGCGCTCCAGCAGCTCACCGGCTTCACCGTGGCGGCGACGCTCGTTAAGCCGACGTCGCTGGCGAAGGGCCTGGTGACCATGATGACGTCGCCCGCCGAGACCGCCGCCGCCATCGCGGAGGCCTCGCCGATGATGAAGGAGCGCATGTCGGCCCAGACGATGGAGGCGGCCTATGGGATCGAGGCCATCCTCCTGCGGCCGAACCTCTACACCGCCACGCGCCAGTTCGTCGGCAAGCACGCCTATTTCCTCCAGCACGCCCTCCAGAACGTGGTCGACACGGCTGTCTGGGTTGGGGCCCACGGTGAGGCGCTGGAGCGCGGCGCGACCGACGTTGAGGCCAGCAAGCGCGCCGACGCCGTGATCCGCCAGACGCAGGGCTCCCTCAACCCGGAGGACATGAGCCGGTGGGAAAGCGGCCCGGCCATCGCCCGGCTGTTCACGCAGTTCGCCAGCTACTTCAACATGCAGTCAAACCTGCTGCTGACGGAGGGCGGCCAGGCCCTGCGCGACCGCAACTACGCCCGGCTGGCCTGGGTCTACATGATGGGCTTCGCCGTTCCCGCGCTCATGGCCGAGGCCATCAAGATCGCCCTGCGCGGCGAGATCGCCGACGACGAGGACGACGGGTGGCTGGACGAATGGCTGGACTGGTTCGTGGGCTCACAGTTCCGGGGCGCGACGGCGATGGTCCCCGTGGTCGGCCCGGCGATCAACGCCAGCGCCAACGCCTTCAACGACAAGCCGTTCGACGACAAGCTGTCGCTGTCGCCGGGCGTCAGCGCCGTCGACAGCGCGATCCGCACGCCGAAGAACATCGCCCAGCTCATGGCTGGCGAGGGTGACTGGAGCCGCACCGCGAAGGACACCTTGACCCTGATGGGCCTGGCCATCGGCATCCCCGTCGGCGCGCTCAACCGCCCGCTGGGCTACGGCATCGACGTGATGGAGGGCGACGTGGTCCCGACCGATCCGCTCGACGCCGTGCGCGGCGCTGTTACCGGAGCCCCCAGCGAGGCCTCGCGGCAGTAGGGTCTAGCGAAGCAACCCCCTTGCCGTCATACATGGGCGGCCTTCTGGAGCCCGCCATGTCTGTCGTCCAAACCACCACCCGCACCGGCCCCTTCACGCTGAATGGCGCGACGACCAGCTTTCCCCTGACCTTCCACGCCATGACGGCCGACGAGATCAGGGTCTACACGGTCCTGTCTGGCGTCGAGACCACGGTGTCGACGGGCTACTCGATCACCGGCCTGCCGGGGGTGGGCACGGTCAACTTCGACAGCGCCCCGGCCGCCGCCCTCGGCACCCTGTACGCCGAGAGCGACCCGACCTTCAGCCAGGATGCGGTGACCAGCAACCTTCTGGGCCTCAACCTCGACGCCATCCAGCTCGGCTTCGACAAGCTCACCGTTCGGGACCAGTTCATCTACGCCCGCACGGTCGACAACGCGGCCAGCATCGACGCCCAGAACGCGCTGATCGCCGCCGCCGAGGAAGCCGCAGCCGACGCTGCCGCAGTCGCCGCCGAGGCGCTGGCGCTGGCCAACGAGGCGCTGGGCGGCGTCGAGGGACCGGCTGGCCCGCCTGGTGGTGACGCCTCCCAGCTCGGCCCGGCCACCCTTATGATTAACAGCCTCACCATCGGCACCGGCATTAACCGCGTCTGGACGACCGGCCACGCCGCCAACGGCGACGGCGGCGCTGCCCTGTGGGAGGACGTGACCGGCCACGCCGTGACCCTGCCGACCGACCGGACGACCAACGGCGGCACCCGCAAGTGGCGCATCAGCAAGCACCAGATCGTCAGCCCCGAAATGTTCGGCGCAGTCGGCGACGCCGAGGTGATCTGCGAGGAGTACACCGACTGGACCGGCCTTCGCCGCGCGGCCGACGTGGTGCAGAACACTCCGACCGACAACCGCCAGGCCTGGGCGCATATGTTCGACTGGCTGAAT